TCAGTTTTCCGCTCTTATCCCGATGCGTTTTTTCTGATCCGGCGTTCCCGTCTCTCCCTGCGCGTCATATGAACAGTGCGCTGCACCTGAATAAGCAACCGCAGAGCTTCCCGGCGGGTAAACAGCGGATGTTGCCAGTGTAACAGGGTGAAATACATGATTTGCCTCCCGGCAGATCAGAGAGAACCGCTGCACAAGCGGCCGGAGCATGATTTGCCTCCGGCCGTCTGTAACCGCTTATTTAAATGCCGGCAGCCAGCCGAACACATCCAGAATGACCGTCAGATACACAATCGCACCGCAGACAATCACCAGATTCAGTACCGCGCTGTTACACGGCGAACGGTAAATGGTATCGCTGTCGCTGTAGCGTTTGCGGGAGGCTTTTACCAGGAACGGCGGTAAAATCACACTCCAGATAGTAAAGGCCAGACCGGCATAACCGATGGCATAAACGAATCCGTTCGGGAAGAAGAAACACACCACCGCCGGTGGCAGATACGTCACTACTGCTGTTTTGAAACGACCGGCGCTGTCATTTTTAAAGTTCAGCAGGTCGGCAATATAGTCAAACAGGCCGAGTGTTGCTGCCAGCAGGGAACTGGCCACCGCAAAGTTACCGAAGAATGTCAGGATAAGATCCATGGTTTTCCCTGACATCACTCCGCCGATAGCCTCAACGAACACATCAATGTTCCCGCCTTTGGCAATAATCGGAGAGAAGTTGGCGCGGCTGATATTGCCCATCGTGACACCCAGCCAGAAGATATACAGCAGTACCGCAAATATTGTCCCGATAATAATTGAACGGGTAATAAAGCGGAATTTGGTTTTGCCGTACAACTTCACCAGGCTCGGCACGTTACCGTGGAAACCAAACGAAATAATACAGAACGGCAGTGTCATCAGAACATAAGGCAGATATTTCGTTCCGGGTATTGCCACTGATGCGGAATCCAGCAGATTGGCAATTTCCACGTGTGCAACCAGTCCGGAGAAGGTGGCAAAGAACGCGATAAACTTACCGAAAATTAAAATGGTGGTAATACGTCCGACCCATAATGAGCTGTACCAGACAATCGCAGCCACCAGACAGGCGACAATCACGACCGCGGCTTTTATCGGCAGGGCGACACCGGTATATTTTAATATCGTCTGAGTCAGAACAGCGGATGACCCGGAGATATAGGCATACGTCAGAATATAGAGTACAAACCCGAAGGCAATACCCACGACAATATTCCATTTTTTGCCCAGTAACTCGGTGGTGAAGGTATTAAAGCTGGCGCCCGGTTCAAAATGCAGGTTAACTTCAACTAACATCAGACCGGTCAGTAACATCATAATTGCAACTAAAATCAAAATAACGGTGGCACCGGAAAACCAGACACCGGCCATCGCAATCGGCAAAGAAAACATACCGCCGCCAACGACTGTTGCTATAACAAGCATGGTTCCGCTGGTCAGTCCGGGTGATTTATTTGTATCGGCACTATGAATACTCATAATAAAAGTTTCCTATTAATGATAAATATCACCAACAGCATTCATATTTATCGATTTTATTTGTTCTTTATTGTTATAGGGATGCAGAGACAAAAAGGCCCCATTAAAATAATGAGGCCTCTGTCATCAGATAATTACACGTAATCAAAGCGTGCAGTGAAGAAACGTAACTGCTTCGGCTCGTATACGAACTTCAGCCCTTTAATGTCTTCTTTGTGTTTGAACAGTTTGATAATACCGTCAGCAACCAGATCCATGTGTGCATAGGTGTATACACGACGAGGAATAGTCAGACGAACGGTTTCCAGCTTCGGACGGTGATGGTCGCCGGTTTCTTTGTTACGGCCTGCGGAGATAATACCGCGCTCCATAGAACGTACACCGGTTTCCATGTAGATGCTGGCTGCCAGGCTCTGTGCCGGGAACTCATCCTGGGTCAGATGCGGGCAGAAACGGCGTGCATCGAGGAATACTGCGTGGCCGCCGACCGGCTCAACAATCGGTACACCGGCTGCTTTCAGTTTTTCGCCCAGGTAACGAACCTGCTTGACGCGGTGCTCGATATATTCGAACTGCATCGCTTCGCGTAAACCAATAGCCATCGCTTCCATATCACGACCGGCCAGACCACCGTAAGAAGGCATCCCTTCATAAACCACAACCAGTTCACGTGCAGCAGAGAACATGTCGTCGTCGTTCATACACAGGAAACCACCGATGTTCACCAGACAGTCTTTTTTACCACTCATGGTACAACCGTCAGCGTAGCTGAACATTTCGTGAACGATGTCTTTAATGGAGACATCTTCGAAGCCTTCTTCCTGCTCTTTGATGAAGTAGGCGTTTTCCACACAGCGGGTCGCATCGTAGAACACTTTGATGCCGTGCTTGTCACATAACTGGCGGACTTCACGCATGTTTGCCATAGAGACCGGCTGACCACCTGCCAGGTTTACGGTTACCGCCAGACAGATATAAGCGATATTTTCCGCGCCTTTCTCAGCAATCAGTTTTTCCAGTTTTTTAATGTCGATGTTGCCTTTGAATTTCACATCCAGGCCCGCATCGTGAGCTTCATCGCGGACGATATCGATGAATGTCGCACCATTTTTTTCCTGGTGATAACGGGTGGTGGTGAAGTACATGTTACCTGCAACATACTGACCCGGTTTGATAGCTAATGAAGAGAGTAAGTTCTCTGCACCGCGGCCCTGGTGAGTAGGAACGATGTGTTTAAAGCCGAATAATTCCTGAACAGTTCTTTCCAGATGGAAGAAGTTTTCGCTGCCCGCGTACGCTTCGTCACCCATCATCATGCCGGCCCATTGTTTATCGGACATGGCGTTGGTGCCGCTATCGGTCAGTAAATCGACATAAACGTCTTTGGAATTCAACAAGAAAGTGTTGTACCCGGCCTCTTTCATTCTTTTGATACGCTCTTCGCGAGGGATCATGGATACGGTTTCAACACTTTTAATACGATACGGTTCTGCTGGATACATCATGGTAAAATCTCCAATTATTTATAATAATAACTCGATAATTTACACAGGCATTTATCTGTTTATAAGTATCATGCCTTGTGAATGATATAGCATTTGTAAATCCGGTAGTGTTCTTGTCTTAATTCAAATTTAGTTTTTTTATTTCTGTTATTTCTTTCTCTGCCATCCTTTTCGTTTGGCGTGAAATCATCATGCGTGAAAAAAAATGAAAAGGGAATGGGGGGTATTGAAATAAACAAGATCCGTATTAATCACAGGTGTAAACTGGGTGATCTGTATCACTTAAACTAAAATAATTCATTATATTCAATGAATTGTGTTTGTTAATGTCTTGTTGTGTATTTATGTTAAATATACATTTACCTCATCGTTAAAATCCGGGAGTAATATGAATAATTCAATGCTGTCGGGCAGTTATGCTGCAATGAAAAGCCATTTTATTCTGTGGGATTTTATATAGGTTAAGAAAAAGTAAATAAGGGTTAAACGTACAAATTTAAATCTATCTTTACAGGAAGAATAAAAAAACGGATGAGAAGTCTTGTTCTTTTTTAACAAAAACTATGCATCAGATGCACTGGTACGGTAATTTAAGTTAAAATATCTTATAAGTAACAATTGTTATAATCATCTTTGTTTTTATTGATCGCACGGAAAAACGTTATGATTTATTGAATCCTTCAACTGAAACCTGGGATAAAAATAAAAATGTGACACAGTCAGGATAAATTTGATGATAAAGATCACATTGATAATGTTACGTTACATGAATGAAAAGTAAGCGACAGCAGGGAATAACAAAGATATTTAATTAAAGCAGTGAATTGTTATGCATTCCGGTATGTGGTTGTTTAGTGATCATATTCACGGTTTCGCATTTACAGTCATGTTAGTAAAGCAAAACGCTGTACTTAAATGTTTACATTATCAGCGGGTGAATAGTAACAGGATGTGTGTGATATACATATTTCCCCGGGTCTTGTTATTGAAATTTAACGCTGTTATTTTCTATTTATTTGGCATTTAAATCCATAATGCATATTAATATCAGTTGATAATTAGAATCAAGTTCTTGTTGTCAGGTTATTCATCTTTGATGGTATCCGGAGTGATTTACAGAGACAGACACGATTTCATGAAGAATCAGCAACCGCCCGCTGAAAACGGAAAATAACGAATTTGTGCTTCAGATCACGCAAGGAAGGTATGAATAAAGAAGAAAAATCAGGCAAAGCGGCAGAGATTTCCGGTTTTCAGCTTGAAAACCCTGCCGGGCAGGAGTGTAATAATGCCGTGCCGGATTAGCTCAGTTGGCAGAGCAGTTCATTCGTAATGAAAAGGTCACCAGTTCGAATCCGGTATCCGGCACCATTACTTATCAAAGAGTTAGCGATTATCTCCCGATGCCAGTTTTTCACCTTGGGACGTATTTGGGACGTAACTGTCAAAAATGGCATCTATTTGCTTCGCATGTTCGGTAAGATGATTTGGTGCCAGATGGGCATATCTGCGCACCATTTCTATCGACTCCCACCCGCCCATTTCCTGTAACACTGAAAGCGGAACGCCAGACTGGATCAGCCAGCTTGCCCAGGTGTGTCTCAGGTCATGGAAACGGAAATCGTCGATACCGGCTCTTTTTAATGATGCTCTCCATGCGGTATTAGAATCCGTCCTCATCTTTCTCACTGCCGCAACCGGTGTTCCGTCATTCCTGTATGACGGTTCAGTGTGGACAAATACCCATTTGTGATGGCGACCAATCTGGCTGCGCAAAACCCTGCATGCGGTATCGTTCAGGGCTACACCAATTGCTTTGCCTGATTTACTGTCTTCAGGGTAAATCCATGCCACTTTCCGCTGCATGTCTATCTGCTGCCACTCAAGATTAAGTATGTTCGAACGACGCAGGCCGGTTGACAGAGCGAACCTGACGACTGACTTTAACGGCTCCGGACATTCATCAATCAGCCTTTTCGCCTCGACAGGCTCAAGCCACCGGACTCTCCGATCACGAATAGAGGGTATTTTTATCACAGGTGACTTTTCTATCCACTTCCATTCTCTTTCCGCCGCTCTGAGTAGCGCCTTAATGAAAGAAAGGTATCGCGCCTTTGTGGCCGTCGTGACAGGCTTCGCTGTAAACAGCGGCACCTCCTTTCCCTTCCTTTTTGCTGTGACGGCTTTCCTTCTCCAGCAGTTTTCAGCATGCTTGTTTGTCATCTTGCTGATGATCTTGTAGATGGCATTCTCGGTTATATCCTTCAGCCGGACACCCTCGAAGTACTCAAGCCAGAAAGCGATAAAGTTCTTATCATCTTCTATCGATTTTTTATCCGCTTTTTCCTCAAGCCACCGCAGGCAGGCTTCCTCATAGGTATAGTCCGGGAAGTCACCTACCTGCTCAATTCGCCATTGCTCGGCCTTTAATTTGTCGTGCAGCTCCTGGGCTTGCTTCCGGTCGGACGTACCAAGCGACTTTTTAATTCTCTTGCCGCCAGGTGTCGCGAAGTCGCAATACCAAGAGTTACCACGTTTGAAGATTGACATTTGTGATCTCCTTTCACATCAATCTCGCTCTCGGCGATAGTGTTGATCGGATTGCTCAGTGCCGCAAGGCAGGCTGATTCTGTAAACAGATAGGGTGACTTCTTTTTGAACGGGTCTTTCCGCTGATACGAAATGCGTCCGGCGCGGCACCATGACGTAAGCGTATCAGGGCTTACGCCGATAAATTTAGCGGCCTCGTCGCGTGTCATCGTGACTTTATCCATCCTTCATCTCCTTCTGTAACGTACGCACGTAATACCCGAGTACTCTCTTTGCCGGAAAGCGCAGGTGATTAAGTGGTTTAAATTTCGGTGTGTATTTATCGAGTATCGCGGTGTGTTGTTCGTCTGATGTGTACTGCATTAATTCCTTCAGGCATTCCCTTGCTATTCGTCTGCGTCCGTTCTCTGCTTCCTGTGGTGTCATTGGTCACCTCAGATTTGTGCTTCCCGGATTTGACGGGATAGGGTGACGCTAAGCTCGTCGATTTTATCAGCCATATCCTGAAGCGACTGAATATCATCCTTGCGCACTTCAATGGTGATTATCTTTTTAATCAACTGCTCCAGTTTTGGGTAATAGCCAATGGTCGCCGTAACTTCCTGCCCAGCATTCTTTCCTTCTTTGGCTATTTTAATTTCACTGAGGATTAACTGGTGTGGGTCTGATGTAATAACGTATTGGCCTAATTTAATATTCATTTCTCATTCTCCGCCTCTTTCATTATCAGGAAACAAATCATGGCCGCTCGATAATAATGTTTATCATATATTTCAAGTTCGCCTTTTTCTTCATCAAAATGACGCGCACCCCAGCCAATATCATTATCGATATAATTCATGCATATCTTATTCTCAATAATAATCGGCATTGCGTCCGCTGGGTTGTTGCAATAATCGACATGAATATATTCAGCATAGCCACCTATCCACTGCGCTGAGCCTCCGCTGGCATCACCGAATGAGTAAGCCTGAGTGAATATCTTTCCGGGGTTAATAACTTCAGCCACAGCCTTATTAATCTCAAAGTCTGATTTGTCACGATATTTGTTCATTGATTGCCTCGCATTCTCCGATGCTGATAGAAAAATAGTAATCGAAATTGATATTTAAATGCTCTCCATCTCCGCCGATGCGGATTAGCTCCGATCCCGCAACATCAAACCCTGAGACATAATGATTGTTAACCTCAGCAATCACTGGGAAACTAATATTCTCCAGCCCAGCATAACCACCATCATTCAATAATTTAACCTTCATCTCACCACCTCCGCGCACACTAATTCAACATTCCGCACAGCCTTTAGCTGCACTGCGCGGCTCTCACACTCTTCGAGCGTATAAATATCATCGGTAACAGGCACAGCAGATCCGTGCATTACCAGTAGTAATACAAATCCGATTGTCATGGTGATTCAGTCGCCGCTATTTAATTCCAGTATCTTTTCGCTTAATGCAAAAACTCTACCGGTGTCGGTTCCGTAACCTAATTCTTCCAAAAACTCGCAGGCATCCTCTCCGGCTGACATAAATAAATGGTCTAGACCGGCATATTGGTCAAATACAGAAATTAAATGACCAATAGCTTCGTTGCGCTCTTTTTTGAGCCTGTCGATATCCAAACTTTCCCGCGAAGCCTGCCAGCCAATCCACATTAAATCGACACCCAGGTCAGTGTAATTTAATCCGTTATTGGCCTTTTTCAATTTCTGCTCCAACTCTGCCGGGTCGGTATGCAATTTAATGTATTCTTCAAACTGCTGTCGTGATATATCCATCACCCCTCCTGAATCTTTCTATATCCCATTCGGTATAATTGCCGAGCAATAGCAGGCATTGAGCAGGTGGTCATATTTCTTAGAATTTCATCAAGTTCATTCAATTCTTTATCTGCTCTTTCTTTCCGCTTTTCATCTGCCAACTGCTTCGCCAAATCTGAGCAGTCAAAACAGATATTTGCTGCCTGTCCCTGAATTAAATTATTTTTACCGACATTACAGGCACAGAGGTTACAGACATCTTTCGGGTCTGGTTCTGGTGAGACAAATTTCATCACTTGGCCGTGCATCACATATTCACTTTTCATATTCATTCCTCTGTTATCAGCATCCCTGCATTACGCTTCATCCTGAAACGGTGGGGTTATGCACCAAGACTTTTAGCCAGTGCGACAGCCCTTTCCAGATTGCCGCGTGTGACCTTTTGCTTGTGCTGAATTTTATTTGTGGTGGGGTAAAACAGAACTTTTCCGGCTGGTGTTGAAAAATGAATTGTTCCGCTTCCGTCCTGAGTAAATGGAATATCAATCCCTGATAACTTCCCTGTATTTTCTCTTAATCTCTGCTGCTTCCGTTCTTTGGCATCTTCACGCATTGCGCGGAATATATCGCCCATGTCGCCCATAATTTAGTCCATATTTATTTGGTTAAAAACTCGATTTCTTCCCTGAGCTCTTTCGTGAATTCGCGAATTTCCGTTTCTATTTCACTGGCAAGTGCTTCATCAAAAACAATCCGCGTTTTGAAATAGGCGAGATTTTCCGGAAGTCGGTTATCATAGCTGACAAAGTCGCACCATCTGCGTCCGGTGCACATCATCTGGCCGTGCATCTGAAGGATGTATTCACGCTTTGGCTTTCCGGTTTTTATGGTCTCAATATGAGTTGCTGTGTTCGGGCACTTGATTTCGATTAATCCGTCATCGTTTACAAGGCCGTCCGGGCTGGCTCCGAAAAGCTCAATGGTGGGGTGCGGAATAAATCCGGTTTCCGTTACCGTGGCATCGAATTCGTTAAGGCAGTACATTTCCCTTGCTACCGCCTCAAGCTCGTTACCGCGTTCCATACACGCTGATTTAAAGGGCTCTTCCTTTTGCCCCGTCAGCGTTTCGCAAACCAGCTGCGCCATATAATTCTTCCTTGTCGCTCCGCCGCCTTTCGCCATTACTTTTGCAATATTGCTTGCCGTGACTTTCCCTAGCCTGGCCGCAAACCACTCATCCGTTCTCTGCTCCATCTGTCACCTCAGTGTATTCGGCATCAATGGCGATACTATTTTTGATTCGCTCTTTATCTGCTGACCCGATGATCGTCCTTTCTTCTGGGGTGAGCTCTGTCCATAGCTGCTTAAATGCTTCCATTCCGTTTTTTGCAGCCTCTTCACAGCGCGCGATAAGTTCCGGTCGGTTTTCATGGCTTTCCTGTCCGTTGATAACCCCAGCCGGTGTATTTTCTGTGATGCGCTCTGCTTCATCTTGGTCGTAAATTCCAGCAAACCCAAATGCCAGACGTGCACACTGAATCATGGATTTATGCCGCAGCATGCGTTTAGGGTGAGATTTCCACGGCTGGGTTCCACGATTACATTCACTCATGTATTCCGTTACTGATGTCGGGTGATTCCGGTCTTTGCGGTAAATTTTGCATGTGCACGATTCGTCATCCATTTCGAATTCCATGCCGTCAAAATTTTTGTTGCCGTTAATGATCCGCGCCCATCCATCAACGCCGACAACAGGAACGATTCCCGTCCTGTCTGGGAAAGCGTAAATCTCTTTTGTCCACGGATTCAGGTTGTACTGATTGGCGACAATGAGAAGCGCAAGAAACTGCTGGTCTGTGGCCTCAGCCTTGAATGCCGTAGACCGCAGCGTGTTAATCAGGTCTTTCTCGTCGATTGCCAGATCAAGCTTTTGAGCGAGAGAGCCAGCCATCGACACCAGTGAGTTACTCATGAAAAGAATCTCCTTTTTATTTGTTTGCACAGCGAGTTAAAAAGCGCGTCCTGCGCATCGTCACTGAATTTGTCTAAAATTGACTGATCCACACCAAAGAAAACATCCGATGTTATCTGCCGAACTTCCGTGTCAACGGCATCCTGCCATGCTGCATGCTCCAGCCGCCGCTCTTCCTGAGCATCCTGTGCTGCGTATGCGTTCATGCTGCCTCCCCGTATCGTTCCCTGAGTATCTTTTCCAGAGTTTCCTTCTCCGGATTAAGCAGCAAGATAAGCGTTTCAACGTCCATTGTTTCCACGCTCGAATTACGGTCAAAATAAATGACGGCGCGCTGATTTCCGCATCCTGCCTGCTCAGTGCTTGTCGCCAGGTGTTTTGATTCGATAGTTATCTTGTGCATTCCTGCCTCCCGTAACTTTCTCTGAGTAATTCCATTGCTAACCACCAGATGTCATCGCATTTCTGGCGTATAGCTACCCGCGCCTGTGCTTGCGCCAGACGGAAAACGTTCTGATTGATAGTCATGTGATTACCTGCTGATATCCCTAGGTGGGATAGGGTGGGTTAGTAGTTCATTGAGAGGTGAGGGACTTCGCCTTTAATCACCATCTCAAGGAATTTTGTTGCGGTTTTATCGTCAAATCCTGCTTCAGTCAGTGCCTGTAAAGCCTCGCGGTTAAATTTATGCTGATGCTCTTTGTTCGCCTGGCGCTTTAATTCTTCCTGCTTCTGGCGCTCAATCTCCGCCAGTCGTGTGCGTTCGGCTTCCTCTGCCTTGCGCCGCTCCGCTTCAACTGCAGCCAACTTTTCACGCTCAGCCTTCGCGATAGCCTCCTGCTTTTCACGTTCTGCGCGTTCCTGCGCCTCTCTGGCCTCACGTTCGCGCTTAGCTGCTGCCTCGACTTCCTGTCGTGCTTTTAATTCCGCAGCTTCACGTTCCTGTTTGGCTTTCAGCTCCGCCGCTTCGCGATCACGCTGTGCTTTTTGTTCAGCTTCGATTCGTGCCTGTTCTGCCGCCTGACGCTTGATTTCGTTTTCATGCTCAATGCGTTTGCGTTCTTCTTCGGCTTTACGCAGGTCATGCAACTCATTCATCTGCAGCGCTTCTTCGTGGTCACGCTCAATTTGGCGAGCTAATTCTTCCGCTGCTACACGTGCTTTTTCCGCATCCTCCCATGCTGTTACCGGCCGGCGGATTTCTTCGCTCAGTGCGTCGAGTTCATCCCGGCACTGCTTGCGACTGGCATCCACTTTTTTCGGCAGCTCTTTCAGCTCATCAACGACAACCTTTCCAGCTTTGTCGATGTATGTTTTTGACTGCGTAACTTTGTAGGCCAGTGATTTGATAGCATCGCGATTCTTGGCTTTCGATAAATCAGTATCGAGTAATGCCTGTTCTGCGAGTGCTCTCTCCCGGATACCAGACAGCAGTACCTGAACCTTATCCGGCGCTGTAAAAAGGTCGAGCGCTGTCGCTGGTTCGATAACGACCAGTTCGTTTGCCATAATTAACTCCGTTTATTTATAGGGTGGGTTACTTCTGTGTGATTTCGGTGATCTGAAGGTCTTGGATGTCGGCTTTGCCAATCAGCACACCGAACAAATACATGTGCTCTGTACAGTCGGCTTCATCCTCGGCCTCGATATCCTTTTCCCATGGCTTCCCGTTCCATTTGCACGTTACTTTAAACATCGGCATGTTACTTCCTCCTATGCACTTCCCTGTGCTACGTGATGTCCGATAACTAAATCCGCATCGGCATAATCAATACCGACACAGGTGTTTTATGTGGGTTTACGATGTCGCAAATAACCGCATCACACGCCGTCTTTACCTGAATTTGAAGTGCAGGAAGTTTCGGATTAACGTACTTGGCTATTTTTTCCAGCTTCGCCATATATCCAGCGTTAAATCCTATTTTTGACGGCAACTTCTCATCGGCGTTTCTTGCATTTCTCATTACCCTGGAAACATCCGGATATTTACCATCAATGACACCGCAAAGCGTGACACCAACGGTTACGTCTTCATCGGTCAGAAGTTTCACAATGCCTGCGTCTGTGTCAAAAACCGCATAATCAAACGTTTTGATAGGTAGCTTTCCGACAGACAGGATAACTTCGTGGTCAATCTGGTTATTATGCTCACCGTAAGCAAGCATGTGTCCGTCAGTGCCCGCCACCTTTCCATCGGGAAGGAAGCAGATTCCGCAGATGTAATAGCGAACATCTCTTACCGCCATGCATTCCATGACAGCCAGAAGCGTTGCTTTGTCTATTCTCAATTGCATGCGTACTCCTGTTAATAGTTATCCCCGCTTCGGGGTGTTAGTCATTCAACCTAACGCCCTCGTGAAGACGCTGGGGTGAAGTGCCACACTCTCGCAGTGGCCTCGCTCATGCCCTTGAGGTTGCATGCCAATCGGCAGCTAATGACTGGTGCGGGCTTGGCGTTCCCGCTGCTTTACCAGAGCTACTTGTAATATAAGAACCTTGACCCGTCGCTACACAGGCTAGCCATCAGGCTACTCAGGGGTTAGTCACCACCTAACCATTGTCGCTATGCAACTGCGGTCTATCCGCTTTGCTTTCTACATAAATCCTCCGATGCTGACGGTGCTTTATTAATTCCTGACGCGACCGATTTAGCGCCTGTTCTGGTGTTGGTGCATAAAATATCTGCGCTTCATGCCCTTGCCGTAATATCACCGTTCGGCATAATCGGCTTGCGGTTCATTCTCAGCTGCTTGCGTATGTCGCCTTTCTGCGAACGCTCCTGATTTTTGCTAACTGAGCATCAGTGGCATCTTTGTGATACTTGCTGATGTGCATTACTGGTATTCGTGGGTCAAATGTCCTCAGACACAACGGACAGGTAACTTTCGTTTTCATGCGCTGCTCCTATCAAATGACTTATGCAAATATTAAATTTCATAAGTGATCTGTAGTGCATCTCATTGACCACTTAACTAGCTGGTTCCGCCGAGTGCCCGACGCATGGTTTAAAGTCGCGCCGTTCGACTATCGGTATCTCCGGTTGCCCTTCGATGGGTATAAATATACCCACAGGTAATTTAAATGTAAATACCCGAAGGTAAACAATTTACACGCAAAAAGTTTACCTGCTTGATTTCACAACCAATTTATTTTCAAAAAATCGTCACGATTGGACGCAGATCACACAGTTATGGTTAATAAGTAGCCATCATGACGAAAAGATAGGGGGATTTATGACCGAAGCAGAACAGCGTGAGCACTACGAGAAGATAATGGGATGGATCGGCAAAGTGCTGATGTACACACTGCACAGTCGCGGTAATGTCATTTGCCGGGATGATTTGATAGATGAACTCAGGCAGCATAAGAAAGAAGCACCGACGAAGGAAATCAAGGCGTTACTGAATGACGCGATAAAGATGGTAGAGAGATAGGCACAAAAAAGCCCTCGCGGAGAGGGCTTTTTTACTGAGGAAAGCTTGCTAATTTGTAGGGCGATAGGATTACGCTGCTTTGCTATATGCTTCGCTGAACATTTCGTCTTTTTTTGCAGTCAGCTCTGCGACGATTTCATCCAGACGGTTTGCAAGCTTCAACATTTTTGCAATGCTCTCTTGTTTGGACATGATGTGCTCCTAGTTTCCTTTACTCGCTCGTTGGGGGTACGTACATTAAATGATGATTAGAAAATGTTTGCTTTTTTCAGCATATGCGAACTATTCGCGCACATTTCCGGGTTTTTCATCTTAATGTCGTTAATTAACATTTCAGCAATCAATAGTGTTTGCTGAAGATTGATGTCTTGATGCTTTTTGGCTTCTACGCCTAATTCTTGAATTATGTGCGCTAGCTCATCAAGTGATGGGTCGGTAAGCTCATGCAGCTTATCAATCCCTAATTGCTCAAAACTAGTTATCACAAAGTTTATCAAACCTTGCACAGTCATTTTTATGCTGTTTAACTGTCTTTCCTCGATCGAGGCTTGAGCATCCGTAACTAAAACGGCATCTTTGAAGTCAGTATTCACGAAATTCCTTACTCCATATATAACGTCTGTCAACGCTATTATCAAGGGTTGTTGTGTAAATCTTTGTGGATAACTTAGTCAGATGGCCGAGTAATCTACATCAACACCATCAAAAAAGTAAGGAAAAAATGCGTTAATTTTGATCACCAACACATAAGATGATGTTATACAGCTAAAAATAGTTTTACTCGGATTTGTCCACATTTTGGCTGATTTAGTTCACCCTAAAACGTGTCGTCAGGCCACTGTTAGCCGTGAAATCTATACTTAATAGACTGGCTCACGAGTACCTTAGCCTGTATGAAGACACCATCAATAGAATCTTCATGCAGGTGCCATGTTTCATATTTTGGGTTATCTGATATCACAGCAAGGCGCTTGTGCTGCATTTGCAGGCGCTTAATGTAGAGTTGATTGTCCAGTATGAAGACATAAATTCCGTCACCGTCAAAATGGTTGACAGTCATATCAACGAATATCTGATCGCGTGGTTCGAAGGTGTCCACCATAGAGTCACCTTTCACGGTGATCATCTTGATTGTTTCAGCTGGTCTTCCGCCGAATAGTCTCTTTGCCTCTTCCGCCGAATACTCAATTGCCGTGATAGTTTCAATAAAATCATCCAGCACCATCACACCAGGTCCAGCGCTGGCTTCAACATCGAGGATTTCCACTTTGTAGGATGTACTTGGCGATGGTGCAGGAATATCCGTGCCTGTAATCCCATCCAGCCAGCCATGAGGCAGACCTAAAGCAGATTGAATAGCAAGAACCATTTTGTCACCTATGCGCTTATACCCCTTCTTTTCTGGAGGATAAAGCATTCTGGATACGTAAGATTTGTCCTTCCCTATGGCGCGAGCAAACTCTTCCTGCGTCCCATATTGGGAAACAAGTTCGGATAGCTTTTGTCTTCTTTTCTCAAATAAATCGTTTTCAGCATTCATACCTAAATCATCCGACAAAATTACCTTTCGGTAAATTGCCTATGGGTATTGATTAAATGTATACCTACGGGTATATTTATCTCACGCATAGGTAAACAAGGACAACGCATGGAACAATTACGGATTTTCCTAAATGCGCTCTCAGTATCAGAACAAGAGTCTTTCGCAAAAAAATGCGGAACAACTATCGGATACCTGAGAAAGGCAATCTCAAAGGGCACAAAACTCGGCACAGAGTTATGTGTGCTCATTGAAAAAAACAGCAACTCAGTGGTTAAGCGCCAGCATTTATATCCAGAAGATTGGGAAAAAAACTGGCCTGAACTTGCCGCATAAGACAACCAAAAATCAGTAGCTGAACGGCACAGCATATTGTCGGGCGGGCGGCGTATCTCCAAGGAGACAATGTACCGAAGAGGCAGAACCCACCAAATTACATTTTTTTCAACACAGCAAGCACCTCACAGGAAGTGAGCTAATAACTGTATCTCAATAAGGACATTATGAATTATGGAAAATGCAAATCCACGCAAATCGTTTAACCGGTTTGTGTCAAATCATCTAACCGCCACGGCACATCAGCAATTGCGTGAAACATCCCAAACGGTAGTGGCAAAGCTGCTCAATGTTCACGACTCAACAATCATGCGCAGAGCAGAGAAATTCTCGGATTGCTGCGAAGTATTGGCTGCGTCAGGAATTAGGGATTTTGTTTTGCCAGGCGAGAAGAAAATCAGCGAGGAAGAGTACCGGTTTCTGTGGAAGCAGATCGGCGAACTCTCTCTGATGAGAACAAAAGAAAACGCCCCGGCTGTTGGAGCAGCAGAGGCGCATTAAGAAAAGCACTTAACTTTCACACTGTATCAATAACCAGTGATTTAGGAAAGGGGAATATACGGTTTCCCCTTTTTTGATGCAGCAAATTACGGAGTAATTATACATGAAAGTAATTACGAAACAAAGATATGGAGGTCGCTATGGGAGTTGTTAGGCATGCGGATTTTGCCAACAAACAACTATCGCCGGATAAGCCGGAGGTTAACGTGGCAAGCCTTGAAGACGGATATTTCCGCACCGCAACAAGCATAGGGAAACTGAAGCCAAAACTGAAAATGTCTGGTCAGGAACACCAGGTGTTTGACGCGGTGATCATGTGTACTTTCGGGTGGAATAAATCCGAAGACAAAGTGACAAATACCTATATCGCGGATATGACAGACCTTGATGATTCAGATGTGAACAAAGCACTGAATAAGCTAGCCAACAGACGAATCATAAATTTAAGAAAATCAGGGCTGTTCAAAATTATCAGCGTCAATAAAAAGCTGGATGAATGGGTTCTTAACAGGCAAAAAACAGAGAAAGTTAAACCACCCAAAAGTTCGGGTGAAACCACCCAAGAAGTTGGGTGTTTTAACCTTTCAAGTTTGGTGAAATCACCCAACACCAAAGACAGTCTTACCAAAGACAATAAAGATCTAAATACCCCTATATCCCCTAAACCTGAAAAACAGGCCAAGCCAGAACCGTTTGATGCAATGGGCCATCCTCTTCCTGATTGGCTGAGTCGTGATACCTGGGTAGGTTGGGTTACCTACCGGAAAGACCTGAAAAAACCGATCAAGACAAAACAGACGCTCAACGGGCTGATATCCAAGCTTACTAAATTCTACGAAGCCGGACACTCACCGGAAAGCGTTATCGAAGAGTCAATATCAAATGGCTGGACAGGTCTGTTTATGCCGAAATCACCGCCTACACGGCAACGTATTGTTCAGCCTAAGCGTGTTCAGCAATTCATACCGGAGGACTTCTGATGGCAACAGCAGCGCAGACTCTGGCGCGGTTTAACCGCATGAAGCCGGAGCACATCAAGCCAAAATTTACGAATGCCGCTGAGCTGATGGCGTGGCAGCGTGAGCAGGGCGCTATCGATGCGAAACGGATTGCTGACGAAAACCGTGTGGCTCGACTGCATAAAATCATGGGACGTTCCGGCATCAGTCCGTTACACCAGGAGTGCACGTTCGATAACTATCAGGCCACAACGCCGGAACAGCAGCGGGCGCTCAGTAAATCACAGCAGTACGCAGCTGAGTTCGGGAAATCATTTGGCGGGTTTATTTTCAGCGGCAACCCAGGCACCGGCAAAAACCATCTGGCGGCGGCTATCGGCAACCAGATAATCCGGAACGGGAAAAGCATTCTGATTGCCACTCTGCCAGACCTGATGATGCGTGTCCGTGAGACATACCAGAAAGGGGCAAAAACTACTGAGTCGCAGCTGATCAGCGACCTGTGTGAAGTGGATTTACTGGTGCTGGATGATGTTGGCGTGCAGCGCAATAACCTGAACGAAGAACTGATTATTTTTCAGGTGGTAGACCGCCGGTTATCGAACAAAAAGCCGGTAGGTGTGCTGACCAATCTCAATTTTGACGAACTGGCAAAGGCATTGGGTGATCGGGTTATTGACCGCCTTAGAATGGGGTCGCCGACTGTTATTAATTTCACCTGGGAAAGCTTCCGCAGACAGGTTAAGTAGCGGCAGAACCCAAGACAGAAGGACTTTTGATATGAGCGGATACGCTTTGCTTCAGGAATGTTATTTCACTGATGCAGACAAACACGCCTGGATGGATGCCATGAGTTATTTACTGGAAAACTACAGCGAGTTTCCGGCAGACATGGATGTGAATATTCAGCGAAAGGCTGAGTTTAAAAACTTCAGGTTCGTGAAGTCTCCGGAAGGTGTTGTTCTGTTTTCCAACTGCATGGTACCGGGTATTACAGCTGACGACTTTAATCAGTTCAGAGCGATTAACTAAGGACTTTTGATTATGGAATTAACCAAAGAAGAACAGACTCTCGTTATCGAGTTACTGGAGCGACTTTTCGAAGAGGGATTCGGCGGAGAAGTTGAAGACCGCTTGTTTGAAAAACTTATTGGCGCGGTGAATGGCGAGGAGGAATCCTGATTATGGAACCAACGGATTTTGAAAAGTGGTGTGCGGGTGAGCTTGGCTATTCGCCGGAGTGGGTCATGATGCAGCGGAAAATAAACTTTTCCGGCGGACATGAATACAGCCATGGTGAGATTGCGAAAAGATACCGCGCATGGAATGCCGGAGTTTGCAGCAGACTGCCGTACCAGACACCGCCAAAAGGAGATGAAGATGAAGGGCACGACGCTGACTGATTTAAATAAGGCGTACAGCAAGCAAGGGCGCTATATCGCAGCTCGTTACATCCGGGCTCAGAGCTATTTTTTCAAAGGCAAAACGGATTCAGTATTTTTTGAATGTCATTGCGCAGCAGAAAAGCACCAGCCGAGAGGACGGGCATACCAGCGGATAATCTCACTTGAGAATGCGGCAAACACCAGACGCTTTGCTGAACTACAGCGCATGATAAAGGAGACCACCAATGGAATGGATTAAGTGCTCGGAAAAAATGCCGGAAGAGTCAGGCCGATACCTGTGTTACGTGGAAGAGGTAAATTGCCTTGGGAAAAGCCATTATCAATGGAATTGTTCGTGGAATGGAGAGTGCTTTAGAGATGATGCGCTTAGCGGAAGGGTAACCCACTGGATGCCACTGCCACAACCACCGGAGGAGTGATGAAAGCGAAACCAATGTTTGTCAACGGTGCTCCATCCACAGACGGTGATTTTAATCCGGTGCGCGTAACCGAAACACAGGCGAGGAAAAAAGCAGCGCAGATGCAATCAGCAATGCGTAAAAAGCCATGGGGTAGGTCAGCTGTGGGAATCGTCTTTGATGCCGGCAGTCACTTCAATGTATCAGTCGGATTCCCTGAGCGTAACAAGGTGGTTTGAAATGACAGAGAAAACACAGGATTCGGTTAGCATTTGGTGGGAGCTCATCTCTTCCGCAAAAAGAAAATATGGATGGTGGGAGTGCTGATATGGGAAAGAAAACACGGAAGCTACCGGATTGTCCGTTTTGTGGCGGAACAGACATCACGATACACAGACCCAGCAGTCACGGCCTGACGCTGTACGGTGTTGCCTGTGATGGATGTGGCGCGCGGATTAAGAGGTTTGATGAAGCCGAGGCAATCGCCGCGTGGAGCCGCAGAGCACCACAATGTGAGAAGGGGTAGGGGATGAGCATTATTCACATTACCCGCTATCGTATGTACCGGTTAAGGCTGAATGACGGCCGCTATATCTACATGACCTGGCATCCATACTGTGGGCCGACGTTTTTCCTGGATAAATACGAATCACGATGGATTGAAGACTGGTACGAGGATAAGCAAATATGCGATGCCGTCGAATGGTTCGTGAATCGAGGAAAGAAAGCATAGGAGGCTAAATATGAGTGATACAGAACGCGAGTTAAGCAACGTAGTCGCATTTCCTTCCGGCACTGACCCCAACCTGAAAAGTAAAATATCATTTGTTCACGAAGACGACGAGCCGAGAGGTTGCTGTTTGCACTCCGGGTATCTGGTCAATGAACACGAACGCAGAGTTAAATGCAGGGAATGCGGAAAGGTTATCGATGCCTTCGATTTAATGCTGAAGATGGCAAAAAGAGAAACCCGGCTGGTCAGTGATATCGAAGCATTGCGGCAGGAAGAAAAATACCGGCGTGAAAATATCGAAAAGCTTATCCAGATTGAGCGCAACGCAAAAGCCAGAATCCGGAGAGCCAAAAAATCAGGAGGCTAAATGGAAGCAGAATTTCTCTTCCACGAAACAACCAAAGATGCAGCCTGGCAACACCTCAAAGAAGCACTCGCAACAAACAAACCCCACCGAGTAATCATCAAGCCCTGGAAATCTACCCGCTCACTATCTCAGAACGCCACGTTTCATATGTGGTGCGGCGAGATAAGCAAGTACCTGTGTGACAACGGCTCTAAATTCACGCCTGAGACAGTCAAGGAAATGCTTAAGCATACATTCCTCGGCTACGAGGTTACTGAAATGATAGATGCCACCACGCAGCATACAGAGCGCGTAAGGACTATGAGAAAAACATCAAAGTTAGACACCGGGGAAATGTTCCACTTCATGGGGCAGGTTGAGCGCTGGGCTACAGGCATCGGTTGTTTTGTGACGATACCCGAGAATTCGGAATATATGAAACTCAAAAGGGAGCAGGACGCATGAAAGAGCCTCACATACACCAGCTTCTCACCAATGACGAAGCCGATAACCTCTGTGCTCACTACAGGCGCAAGGGGTATAACCCGGTGAAGTCACTGAATATCAACCCTCAGTATTTCGACGTTACCGTGTATCTTCCGCTCGTCAAATATCTGAAACCGACACCACGAGCAATGGTTAACAGGATGTGGCGATGACAGGTTATCAATTCAGCACATATGTGGACATCATCAGGCGATGCAGGGATATCGACCAGCTAACCAACACTGAGATAGCGCTGCGCTGCGGATCGTCAAAGGAAAGAATGTGGCCATACACCAAGGCAATGGTGGATATGGGATGCCTTGTTAAAGTCGGAAGCATCCGCAGTAAGCAAGGTCATCCGGCACCGCTGTTTGCAGTATCACCTCACGCTGTAACCCGCTTGTATCAGCACCGAAATGAATCAAGAAGCAAACCAGAAGCGCCGGTCATCCAGGAGGTTGTTATTCCTGAAGAGCCGCCAAAGCGCATTGAATTTTGCGGGAAGGTGGTCAGCAAGGCATACATCACTCCGGATTTTGGCCGGTCGGAGATAACCAGAATTGACGCCATGCTGCGGGAGGTGCGGACATGAGTTGGAAAAGTAAAATTGAAGGTCTTGATATTGACCAGTTAAGAAACTTCAGGGATGCGATAAACGAAGCCATAAACCAGAAGGAGGAAGAGACGAAGCGCACTGTATGGCGCGTTTGTGACCGCTGGATGTGCCTTGGTAATTTCCGGGAGGATGATTACCTCAGCGCAGTTGACTTACTTGTTGAGACAGCAAAGCAACGTAACGCTGAAGGCGATATGGAATCAATGTCGATAGAGATTGTTCGCCAGCGGGTTCCGGAATCTGAATATGAGGACTGGTTTAAATGACTTGCGCAATATGCAGTAAAGAACTTACCGACGATGAAGTTTATGTCTGTGACCAATGCGCCAATGAATGCCCGCATCTGGAAGTAGTCGAGAAGATAAAAGGAGATGGTGATGATTAAACGCATCCTGGGATATCTGAGTAATCCGTTCACTCTGAGTTGGGTGATATTTGTTATTGCACTCGGCATCTATGAATACTGGTGGTGATTATGGCGAATTTACGAAAAGAAGCGCGCGGCAGAGAGTGCCAGATCCGAATTCCGGGAGTGTGTAACGGAAATTCTGAAACGGTAGTGCTGGCTCACTATCGGATGCCTGGATTGTGCGGTACCGGAATTAAGTCACCGGATATTTTTGGCGCATGGGCGTGCAGTGCGTGCCATGACGAAACAGATCGACGCACACGCCTGACAGACACTGAGTATGCAAAACAGTGTCACCTTGAGGGCGTTATCCGGACTCAGGCGCAGCTGCTGGCAGAGGGGAAAATATCGGTATGAACCAATATCACCTTAAGTTGCCGTACCCGCCATCGCTAAACACGTACTGGCGGCATGCCAGAGGTCGGCACTACATCGCAGAGAAAGGAACCAGATACCGGCAACACATCACAGAGTTAATCAGACAGCAAAACCTCGATATCAGCACCACATCCCGCATCAGAATCAGCATCACAGCAAATCCCCCGGACAAGCGACAGAGAGACCTCGATAACCTGCCAAAGGCTGTTTTCGATTCGCTAACTCACGCCGGTTTCTGGAAGGACGACAGCCAGATTGATGATATGCGGATCAGGCGTGGTGAAAGGGTAAGCGGTGGGTCACTGGATGTCACGATATGGGAGATGGTGGATGAAACCTGAAATCACATCGATACCGGAAATACTGATGACCAAATCCAAGATGAAAGGCAACCAGGGGAAAGGGCAATGAAAAGAGGTTCATTCAGAGATTTGTCATGCTTCAGGACTGAAAAGCAGCTCAGGGATAAGTGGGGCGGATCAGTAGGGAAGATAAAGAAATCGGACAGACCGCAGGCAAGATACCTTCTCACTTTATGGGGAATGCACTACCGCGGGGATGAGGCACCTGGTGATTGCGGAATAAACATTATCGGAAAGCTGATGTCGCGTGACGAGTGGGATGATGAAACTGCCACCCTGATCCGCGTGACCATTGGTAACTGCAAAAAACAGGGATATTCCGGCAACGAGCTACTGGAAAAGGTAAAGGAGATTGTATCACCAAACAAATCAACGCTCGGCGCACTTCGACTCGCCAAAGAAAAAGATGACGCCGATGCCGTTGAATCCTGTATCAACAAAGCCTTTCCTCTAAATAATCCGCTTCGTGATGTGGTTATTAAACGATATAAGAACCGCAAAAGCCCGCAAAATGTTCTCGAATCATTATCCAGAGAGACGGGGATAGATATTGACTCAGCAAAGCGCAGGGTCAGATGGGCTGATACCATCATTGAAGATGTGATTTATTCCACAGTGATCGGTAATCAGTAGAATTATTTACCTGTGATTATAATTAATAGGGGAAAACTATTATACTTTGCGCCTAAAAGCTGTATAGTTTGTGATATGCTCCGGCAGTTAAAGGCAAGAGCAGGTAACAGGGTAAAAGGGGCGGCTCCTGTTATCGATCCCGCCTAGTTCGTCACTTCGCCGCAGGGCTGGGACTCGAACCGCATCGGCTGAGAGGTCGAATGACACTACGGAAAGACGTGTAGCCTTGATGGGTAAGGCGTCATGAGAATCTGGGGAGCGTCAGATTTAAACCATCCTTGAACCGCTCAACAATTAATGGCCTCACTTCGGTGGGGCTTTTTCATATCTAACGCATTGATATTGTTACGATGCCGGAATTCTGGTAACGAGGTGGTTATGATTGATGGGTTTGATGGTTTCGACGAGTTTGAGTGGGTTTAATTTGGTGTAATTCCACCATTTTAATTCCCTCGAATACTCGGGTTTTAACTTGTAAGAGTTACTTACAGGTTCAACTCTCCGGAATTTCCGGATAGTTCACATGTTCGGTTATTCCGAACAACTGAATTACGGAGTCGTTAATGCGAAGTAAAGCAATAAGACGCCATCACGAGAAACGCATCAAATCTAAGCGCAGTAAATATTACAATGCCGGACACGCCACTAAGCGCAACATAGGCATGTGCTACCGCACTCCCGCACTGTGTGGTTGCTGGATGTGCGCTAATCACAGAAAAGTATTCGGCATGAGCTTCAAAGAAGTTCGTGACCGGCAGCGCTGCATTGATACTGAGCAACTGCTGCAAAATATGCAGTAGTTCAAAATATTGCGAGCCCACAGTCCCAACAGATAAATATTCCAAAAGGTCGCCATGTGCGACCTTTTTCGTTTTTGCATCTGTAGTGATTTGGTAAACACGTTTGGCTTCCAACCAAAATATGTCGGTTCGATTCCGACCAGATGCTCCATATACGCCGCCACAGAATCCTGAACAAACAAACGTAATCAGCGCAGAGATACTGTGCGCGGCACCCTATTAACTCAAATGCAGGACTAAACATAATGCAGGAGCCGTTAACAGGCACAGCAACCGCCTCGTTAGCGGGTGTCTCTATTGTTGGTCTATTTGCCGGACTGGATGCTGGCGTAGTGATCGGGGCATTCGCCGGTGCGGTTGTATTCGTACTTTCATCCCGCGATATCAAGTTGTGGCACAGATGGGGCTATTTCGTCGTGTCATTCATCATTGGTATTTACGGCGCTGACTTTGTTGCCGGTCTGCTGAGTAAGTTTGTCAGTGATCAGCCGGTCGACAGGTCAGTGGGGGCTATGTTTGCTTCGGCCGGTCTGGTAGGTGTACTGGTGGCGATTTCAAAGCCGGGTTCACTCACTGAGTTTATTAACAAAGTGGTCGGAGCGACTATTGATAAATTCAGAGGGGGTGGAAGATGATCCTCCCGGACTTATGGGTTTACACCAATTTCTTTGTGTGTGGCCTGGCGGCTATCCGGCTGATGAACTACCAGCGCAACGGCGCACAATACAAGTTCTTACCATCACTCATGGCGTGGCTGTTAATCGTGGCCTTTGGCTCAGTACCGCTGCGCATTCTGACAAATGACTATTCCCATGCTGACCCGTCCGAGGTGGCGATAAACGTCGCCGGATTTATTCTGGTGATGCTGGCCGGCGGGAATGTGACGAAAATATTCAGAGGTGCAAAAAGTGACTGAACCAAAATGGATTACTGAAGCCCGGAAAGAGATCGGCGTATCAGAACACACAGCAGCAGGTTCCGCAGCAGTAGACCAGATGTGGATTGACAGCAAACTGCGCGGACTGGTTGGCACTGCGCGTAAAGTGCCGTGGTGTGCAGGATTTGTGAATGCATGTCTGGAACGCGCCGGTATTCGTTCGACCCGCTCTGATTCCTCCCGTTCATATCTGGCGTTTGGTGACGTGCTGAAAGAGCCTGCATACGGTTGCATTGTCACATTTTCCCGTACCGGCGGAGGTCATGTCGGGTTTGTGGTCGGTAAGACAGAATCAGGTCAACTGATGGTTCTGGGCGGTAATCAGTCAGATGCGGTAAATATCAAAGCATTCGGCACCGACCGGGTTACCGGGTACCGCTGGCCGTCAGGTGTTCCGTTGGATAGTCGTCCGCTGCCAGTCGGTAACGCAGCGCTGTCAGTGAAAGAGTCGTGATATGGACTGGCTGACAAAATCACTGGCCGGTATCTGCGGGATGCTGCTCATCGGCCTGCTGCTTATCCTGCATCTGTATGGTGGTCTGAAAGATAACTATCAGGCACTGAAAGATAAGCACTCTGCATTGACGGCGGTAAATAGCATCACCCTGTCTGCTGTCGCTATCAATCAGCGTGTGGCTCTCGACAACATCAAAGCCAAAGAAACAGAGGGCACTGAGAATGTCAAAGTTAAGACCGGTATCAGGACGGAGTTTAAAGACAGTGAGTGCGCTGTTACTCCTGTTTCCCCTGGTGTTGTTGGGAAGTTGCAGCAATACGAAAGAGACATTCGTTCCCGCGCCGGTGGTTCCGATTCCGCCACAACTTACCGCTGATTGTCTGCTGCCGGTTATTCCTGACGAACTGACCTATGGCGGCGCAATCCTGTTGTTGGCTGATGCCATGAAGTCGATAGCTGACTGCAATCACGATAAGCGGGCAATACGGGAGATTGAAGCGGAGAGAGCGAAGTGAGCATTGAAACCGAGCTGGCTTACCTGAAATCAGGAAAAAGAAAGGTGCTTGAATTTATTGACAGCACGCCGCCGGAAGATGTTATCACCCTGATGAGCTGGAATAGCCAGCTGGACAAGCTAAACAAAGAAATTTTAGAGCTGGAAGAACAACAACGCCTCGCTAAATAGCGGGGCTTTTTATATCTACAGGAGTTAACTATGCAACCACATCAACAGCGAGTAGTGGATGAAAAAGCTGAGCTTGATGACAAAATTTCAAAGCTCACAGCATTTACTGGTGGGGATGTTTTTAAATCCATCCATCAGGAAGACCAGGATTTATTAATCGACCAGTTGTCATTAATGGCGAAATATTCTCAGGTACTGGAAAAGCGAATCTCCCGCTTCTGACGAATAACCCCGACAAGGTTAGATAGCTCTTCTCTGATAGGAGGTGATCACTATCTTGACATGCCGGAACAGACGGAAGTGACCAAAGTAACGTAGTGATGCGTGATGATGGTTGCGACTCTACGCATTTCACCGGCGCATTCGTACGCGCATCTAAATACACAGAACCTTACAGAAAACGATCCTGAGAAATTCCGTTAAATGGTGTTTCTGTGGGCGGATTTTCTGTACGAACAGGTTCGTTTTCTATAAGGATTTACACCATGCAATACCCAAAAGTTATTGTTAACGGCGTGTCTGTTCGCGTTGATAGCGAAGGGCGTTACAGTCTGAATGATTTACATGCGGCTGCAGTTCTCAAAGGCGAGGCAAATGAGTCACAAAGGCCAGGTAAGTTTATCCGCAGCGCCGGAGTTAAGCGCTTTGTTTCTGCACTCGATGCCAGAGGACAAAAAAGTCCTCTGAAAGGAAATCAATCACTTAAAGTAGTTAATGGTGGTAATGAGCAAGGCGTGTGGGCTGCTGAATTACTGGCGATACGCTATGCAGCATGGATTAAGCCTGAGTTTGAAATCAGCGTATACGAGACATTCCGCGAAGCGACACTTAACGGGCTGTCGAACATGACGATGCTTAACCGTCTTGACCTGCTGATTGCTACTGAAAAACAGGAGATTAGCCATTGCGCCCGCAGAATGAATAGCTGGGGCGTTGGCGGACGGAAGAAGTCACTGACAGACACCAGAGCAAATATCATTGCGCAGATGGACCCAGATATGGTTTCGCTGATGGAGGCGCACCAATGAAACGATTACTGGCTATTACATTCGACCTCGCAATCGCGGGGTCTTTTTATTTTGGCATCACCATGAATATGGACGGACTGATTAATGTCGGGTATTTCGCCGGATGGCTGTTTGCAGTTATGAATGTTCTGGTTGGCGTTATTGGTAAGGATAAGATAGCTGAAACCTACACGCATCAATCTCTGCTGTGGCGAAGCTATGACGTACTTACTGATGCGGTGTTTGTAGCTTTCTGTGCATACTCAGGATGGTTTGTTCTGGCTACCACCTTCGCGATTGGCGCGATGTGCAAAGCAGGCATTAAGAACGAGATTGAAAAAGACATCGCTAAATCCAAATAGACCGCCCAGCGGTCTTTTTTATTGTCTGCATTTTATAAAACTCTACAAACGTCGCTTACTAGTGGCGTTGATAGAGATTTATATATGTTTTCGTCTCCGGTGGTATCGGTGTACCACGGGGAAATACAAAACGAACCAGTTTATTGTTCTGATTAACAGGAAAAGATTCGAGCCGCCGATCTCCTCTGCCACATTAGCCACGACCTGTGCCACTCCTCACAGCTAGCGTGTGGACATCCAGAATAATCGGTAACACCGGGATAAAGACACCCTCATATGCGGCGACACCTGCCGTGGTGGAAGAAATGGTGAACATCAATCAACTGAGGTGGACATGACTGAAAAATACGAAGTCACAGCAACCAAAAAGGACGGCACGACATATCACGGATTGATGACAACGAAAGAGCCACGCATTACTAACGGGCTGATTGGCATTGCCGGTATGGACGGCTCATGGACATATATCGCACCGGATGAAATCAGCGACATCAGATACATTCCGGTTGTTGAGGAAAAGAGTAAGGAATAGGAATGGCTAAAAGACCAGACTGGGAGGCCATCGAGTCGGCTTACAGGGCTGGCGTGATGTCACTCCGTGAAATTGCCTCACAGCACGACATATCCGAAGGGGCGATAAGGAAGAGAGCAAAGCGCGACGATTGGTCGCGTGACCTGAATGCGAAGATAAAAGCCAGGTCTGATGACATGGTACGCAAGCAGGAGGTACGCAGGCAGGTACGCAGTGAAACGGCGCTATCGGAACGCGTACTTATCGAAGCCACCGCAGAGGTAATAACCAACGTTCGCATGGAGCATCGCGGCGATATCCGGCGGGCGCGTGAATTGGCTAACGTGCTGTTTGATGAACTGAGCGCAGAGTGTGCCGATGTGGCCGCACTGGAGAAACTCGGCGAGCTGATGATTGAGCCAGATGATAATGGGCGAGACAAGCTGAACGAGATTTACCATGCTGTTATCTCACTGCCTGAACGCGTGAAGTCAGCCAAAGCGCTGAGCGAAACACTGAAGAACCTTATCGGCCTTGAGCGTCAGGCGTATGGCCTTGATGACATGCAGCCGAATAAAACAGCCAGCCAGCTCTCCGACCTGATGGACGAACTATCGAGCAAATAACATGAAGCCAGAGCATTTAGCGTTACTGCGTAATAAGCAATGGCGTCTGAATAATCTGTACTGGATCACCGATAAAGAAGGTCGACCGGTTCGCTTTAAAATGACGCCTGAGCAAACGGAATATTTCGAAGGCATCCACAACCGCAATATCATCCTGAAAGCCCGTCAGCTTGGTTTCACGACAGAGGTCTGCATTATCCAATTGGACGCGGCCATATTTGAATCGGCTAAGTGCGCACTGATTGCACACACCCTGCCGGATGCAAAACGCCTGTTCCGGGAGAAAATCAAATACGCCTACGAGCGCCTGCCGGACGAAATCAAAGCAGCCAATCCCGCGAGTAATGACTCCGCCGGTGAACTGGTGTTCAGCAAAGGCGGCTCGGTGACTGTGTCCGTGTCGTTTCGTGGCGGTACGCTGCGCTACCTGCACGTATCGGAGTTCGGGAAGATATGCGCCAAGCAGCCAGAGAAAGCCCGTGAGATTGTCACAGGGGCGTTTGAGGCGGTATCAACGGAATGCTTCACGACGATTGAGAGCACGGCAGAGGGTCGGGCCGGTTATTTCTTCGATTACTGCCAGTTGGCTGAAAAAGCACTGATGCAGGGTAAGTCATTATCTCCGCTGGACTGGAAGTTTTTCTTCTTCTCCTGGTGGAAGAATCCGCAGTACGCAATCGACCCTGTTGAGCAATTACCGCAGCGCCTGTCTGATTATTTTGCTGAGCTATCCGGCAAGTACGGAATTACGCTCAACGACCGGCAGAAAGCCTGGTACTACGCCAAAGAAAAAACACTCGGCGACGATATGAAGAGGGAATACCCGTCGATACCGTCAGAGGCATTTCAGCAGTCTGTGGATGGTGCGTATTACGCCAAGCAATTCCGCTGGCTGTACGAGAATAAACGCATTGGCGAAATCCCTGATAACTCACACCTGCCGGTGCATACGTACTGGGATATCGGTGTGGGTGACTCCACTTCAATCTGGTTTGTTCGTGAAGTTGGTGAAGAATTTCACATTGTAGATCACTACTCAAACAGTGGTGAGGGTCTGCGGCACTACATGAAGGTGCTGAAAGATAAAGGCTATGACTATGCCAGCCATAACGGGCCACATGATATCGATAACCGCGAGTTCGGCTCTGATGCGAAATCACGCCGGGAGCTGGCGCGGGAAGGGTACGAAATTGACGGGCAGATTTATTCAATACGTTTCGAAGTAGTGCCGAAGCTATCCGTTGATGAGGGTATTGAGGCAGTGCGTGAAATCCTGCCGCTCTGTGTATTCGACGAGAACAAATGCGGCGAAGGCATCACTCACCTTGAGGCGTACCGGAAAGAGTGGGATGACAAACGCGGGTGCTGGAAAGATAAACCACTTCACGACTACACATCACACGATGCTGACGGATTCCGTTATTTCGCGGTCAGTCGCCGTAATAAGAAATCTCACTCCGGCATGCTGGTTCGTAAACGTTAATGAGGGCAACAATGGAAGTAAACAGAGACAGGCTGTCATTGGCGGTGAATAACGCTATCAGTGCGGTAGCAAGAGCCAGAATGACATACGCAACCGGTGGCACCGGAACCGGAAACACAAAGCGACCGCGCATCTGGCGTGAGTTCGGTTATCCGGAAGTGCTGACGTTTAATGACTTTTACGCCGCCTATGACCGTAACGCTTTGGGCGGTGCAGCGGTAGACCGGTATATCTCCGGCTGCTGGATTGATGTTCCTGAAATATTCGAAGGTGACGAAGAAGCAGACCAGGATGGGTCTACTGATTGGGATAACAAACTGAACAAGTTGCTTAAATCGCACTGGGAGCAAATCAAAGAGGCCGACAAGCGCAATCTGGTTGGCCGGTATTCAGGTCTGATTATTCAGTTGCGTGATGGACGAAAATGGGATGAACCGGTCGACAGAGCTGTGGTTTCCCGCCTGAAAGACAAGGCCATTATCCGCATGATCCCCGCATGGGAAGAGCAGCTTGATGTGAGGCGCTGGAATGAAGACCAGCTCAGTGAGGATTACGGCTATCCGGCGCTGTACTCATTCACGGAATTGCATGTCGGCAAGGAATCAGATGGCTCTCCCGGTCGGATTATTGATATTCACCCTGATCGCGTAATCATTCTTGCTGAAGGGGCGGCGGACGGAAAGTTAACATCTGGAACCCCACTACTGCGGAAAGGCTACAACAAGCTCATTGATGCTGAAAAGGTATCGGGCGGCAGTGCTGAAGGATTCCTGAAAAACGCCAGTCGTCAGCTCAACTATGCGTTCAGCAAAGAAACCGACTTCCAGCGCCTGGCGGAGGCATTAGGCACCAATATGGACGGCCTTGCCGATGCACTTGATGAGCAGGTTCGCAGACTAAACGAGAGCATTGACGCATCAGTGATGATGCAGGAAGGAACGGCAAGTGTGCTTTCCGTTGCACCGGCTGACCCTGAACCGACATGGCGTACCGCACTGGCTGAATTCGCCGCCTCAATCAATATGCCGGTTAAGGTGCTGATTGGTCAGATTACCGGTGAACGGGCATCAACAGAGGACATGAAGGATTGGGCGAAAACGTGCATGTCACGGCGCACAGGATTTCTGAAATCAGTGATTGAGTCCGTGGTATCACGATTCTGGGCGCTCGGCATTATCGAGCCAAGAGAGGAAATCACCGTCAGTTGGTCTGATTTACTGGCACCGAGTAAGGCTGAGAAAATCGACTCGATGAACAAAGCTGCCGATGTCGCTGTTAAAACACAGCAGGCATTCGGTCATTCGGTATTCCAGGAGAACGAAATCAGGGCGTTGGGGGAATATCCGACCCTGACCGAGTTTGAAAGTATTGAACCACCGGAAACCGTACCCAAAGGAGACCCGTTAACTGATGATAAAGAACCAGAGAACAGGGTCGCCGATAATACCGGGAAATAAGGCCGACCCGACACAGTCAGGAAAGCCAGTCAGAAAGATGTACCGCGATATTGAAAAGCGGTATCACGGACTGAAAAAAGAACTCCGCCAGCTGTTCGATCTGTCATTCACCGGCAGAGAGCGAAATCAGAACTCACTCTACAGCTACATCCTCGCTAAAAACGCACAGAACGAACCAGATTCGCTTATCAGGGTTAACGCTGGTGTTTATTCGTATGACCTCACTGAGCGTCCTGACGAGTACGCGCGTTTCCTTGAGAGGCTGCAATCCATTCTGGATGAATATCTGCTTGAGGGCGGGAATGAAAATCTGTGGGCGTTCAGCCATGTCGCAGCTGAGTATGATCGCGGTACGCTGAATGCGTACACCAATCTGTCGCTACAGTCAGAGGTGTATGCGTCACAGACAACGCTCACTTACCTGATGTCGCAGCCTGCATATCAGAACCAGCTAGCCGCAGCGTTTATCTCAACGTTCAGCGACTGGAAAGGTATTTCTGATGCCGCCCGCGCTGACCTGTCGAACATTATCGGCATGTCGATAGCCAGGGGTGTCAACCCGAGAGAAACAGCCAGAATCGTTAGTCAGAGGCTGGATGTCTCAATGAGCAACGCAAAGCGCATAGCTCAGACGGAACAGGTAGGCGCGTTACGTCGTGCAAACTGGAATGAAACCACGTGGGCAAGTGAGCGGCTCGGTTTGCGTACCGGTCTGCTGTGGCTATCTGCGCTGAAACCGACTACACGCAGCTGGCATGCAGCACGACACGGCAAGGTGTTCACTGTCGAAGAGGTCGAAGCGTTCTATGCCGACGGCGGCAACCGGTTTAACTGCTACTGCGCGACACAGCCGGTATTACTGAATGATGACGGGACGATTTACAACAAAGGCATTATTGACCGGCTGGCAGCAGAGCGGAAAGCCTGGTCAACAGACAAAGATTCATAACCAAAGAGGCCACCACATGAAGCTTTCGGGTATTCATGTTAAATCGCTGGCTATCAATTCCTCCAATATCTCAACTGAAACCATCGACGGTGACGAGCATATCGTCATTCGCGGCGTTGTGCCTGTTGTTGATGACGTTGTGATGAACGGGGGGCTATATCCGGCCAGCGAAATTAACAGCAGTTTTCAGTCGATGGAGGGGAAGCAGTGCCCGTACGGACACCCTAAAATCGGCACAGATTACGTATCGGCTGACACGCCGAGAGCAGTAAACCAGTTTCACATCGGCGCATGGGCTGAGAATGTACGCAAAGATGGTGAAAGAGTCGTCATGGATGTGAAGGTCAACCGACGGTTTGCTGATGCCACTGAGAAAGGCAAAGAGTTCCTAGCCCGTGTGGATGACATCATTGCTGGTAACAGCACAGACCCGATCCACGTCTCCACCGGATTGCTGCTACAGCGCGAGCAGAACAAAGGCAAGTCGAAGGGTAAGCCCTATACATGGGTCGCCCGAAACATGCACTTTGACCACATCGCCATTCTTCCGGCGAGTGAGCCGGGAGCAGCCACACCGGAGGACGGTGTCGGGATGTTCGTTAACACTGACGGGCAGAAATGCGATATCGAAAATGTCAGCCTGGTTGATGCGGCAAATTGTACGAAAGCGGACATTCTCAGCAAGGTGAAATTCTTCTTCACCAACGGGTCAAATCTCTCTTTCGATGATATCCACAGTGCATTACGTGCTGCATTAAGGTCGAAATTTCCTGATGACGACTGGCCTTATCCGGAAGCAGTCTGGCCTGACAAATTCATCTACTACACATCCGGTAAAACCTACCAGCAAAAGTATCTCATCGACGACAACGGCGAAGCTGATCTTGTCGGTGAGCCCATTGAAGTTGTGCGCAAGCCAACAGAGTACGAAGTAAAAACCAATAAGGAAAACGACCCGATGAAACAACTCATCACAAACGCGCTGAAGGCAAAAGGCATCGACACAGACGGAAAATCCGATGCTGAGCTGATGGATGCGTACAACCAGATGATTGCCAATGAATCAAAAGGCGAAGAAACGCCGGAAGAGAAAGCGGCGCGTGAGAAAGCAGAGAAAGAGGCCAAAGACAAGGCCGCTAACACAGATGACGTCACCGCAGCAGTGAATGCCGCACTCAAGCCGCTCACTGATGAAATCAGCGCACTTAAAAGTCAGTTAAACGCAAACGCTGATAAAGAAAAATCAGCCATGCGTGAAGCGGTGAAATCCAAATTTGGTTTCACAGAAACAGCTGTGAATGCGCTGGACGGCGACCCGCTGAAAGAGCTGTATGCGCAGTGTGCACCGGTTCAGGGGCTGAATGGCTCGTTCCATTCTCAGCATAACTCTTCCACCTCAGTATCAGAAATGCCGGAGTAAAACGAAATGGCGAACAAAACAAAACGTGTGATTCATGCGGGCGGTATTTTCCCTAACCCGCTGTTAAATCGTGAAGGCGAGGCGTTAGCAGACATTAAGCCCGGCACGGTAGGCTTTTTCGATGGCGGCAAGTTCAAAGCCTCAGTAGATGGTAAAGAGTCGGCGATCCTGTACGTGGCAAACATGGATTATCTGCGCTGCAAAGGCGTAGATGACGACCTGAAAGCCGGTGATTTGGTGGTGGCAATCCAGCCATTGCAGGGATTATTCCTGAACGTCCGCGCCGCTGCCGGTACGTATAAAAAAGGCCAGCCGGTGATTGTTGCCAACGGCCAGCTCACAGCGGCCACCGCTGCGGAAGGTGAAGTTGTATTCGCCTATGTCGAAGAAGATTCAGCACTGACCGCTAAGGCGGGTGAGCTGGTTCGCGTTGTGTTCAAGTAAGGAGAACCGAATGTTTTATTTTTCAACCAAAAAAGCGACCGAAACCGGCAACCTTGAAGCAAATACGGCGCAGTTTGGCGAACTGCAGATTGCCCGTGACGCATCCTCGCAGGCTGTTGCTGAGTTCATTATCCGCGCCAATTCACGCGGTAACGGCGCAATCAGAGTCGATGCCGCTAACGCAGTTGATGACATCCGCCGCCTGTATAAAGCATACGACCAGACTGTTCTGTCCGAGTTTCAGCCGAATACCGAGTTTACCCTGCTGAATGACCTGATGGGGCTTTCCCGCTCCGTGCGTCTGGAAGAATCCGTGTATGAATATGCCCGTAAAGGCAGCGGCGGCGTGGCTCATACGTCAATGTCCGGCCAGATTGGTGCGTTGCTTGATGCCGGTGCATTCACCTTTGACGGTACGATGGTGCCGATTCACGATACCGGCTTTAAGTTCGGCTTCCGTGACCCAATCTTCGCGAAAGGTTCTGCGCTGGCATCTCTGTCCGATGCGCAGTCTGATTCTGTTGATACTGTTCGCCGCAAATACGTTGACTTTATCTGGAACGGGTTCCGTGATTCCGAAGGTAATTTCATCAAGTTTGATGGCAAATCATGGAAGGGCTTCCGTGCTGATGAGCGCGTTGCGCAGGTGACACTGACTGTTAACTTTGCCACCGAGCAGGACGGCAAGGTGATCCGCGCAGAAATCATCAAACTGCGTGATGTGCTGAAACTGAAAAACAAACAATACGGTGAGCAGACCTGGTATGTGTCAGGTGAAATCCTGTCGAATTGGGAAAGCGTGTATTTCGACGTTAACCAGACCCGCACCATTCTGGACGAAGTGAAGAAAATCACCGGCATCAAAGACATCAAAGAAGATTACGAGCTGAAAGGCAATGAAATGCTGATCATCCCACTGGGTGCCGGTGTTATCGCTCCGATTGTCGGTCAGGCGTTCGGTACTGTCGCAGATCCGCGCCAGTTCTATAACTCAGATTACGTATGGCGCACATGGGGTGCTGCCGGTCTGATGGTTAAACAGGACATCAGCGGCCACTTCTCAGTTGTTCACGCGAAAGGCGCATAAGGGGGATTTATGGCACTGGTAAAAGTAGTTTCAAATAACTTCTTCGCCGGTGCCGGTTTCCAGCCTGTGGAAGCCGGCAGCCAACTGACAATGTCAGATGAAAGCGCGAAAGAATGGGAAAAGGCTGGTCTGGTTGAGATTATCGCATCGGGTGATATTGAAGTAGCATCGCCTGGTAACGACGATTCTGAACAGCCTGAACAGCCTGAACAGCCTGAACAGCCTGAACAGCCTGAACAGCCAAAGGCAAAACCTAACGGTAAAAAATAATGCAGATAACTCTTGATGACGTAAAGCCGATGATTGCGGAACTCGGGTTTACATTGCCTGATTCTGTGCTGTCGCTGTTACTGAGTCAGGTTAATGCAAAGTCCGGATGTCTCGAAGCCAGCTACGACGAAACCACGCAGAAACTGCTGCTGATTTACACCGTTGTGCGGCTGGCCTCGCTGTCTGGCGCACGAAAGATATCATCACAGAGCGCTCCTAGCGGGGCGTCTCGTTCTTTCGCATATGATTCTGCCGGTACTGATTATCTGCTGAATCAGATCCGCGCATGGGACAGTGCCGGGTGTCTTTCTGATTTGCCGTTGTCGAGTAAAACGGTCGGATTCTTTGGTGTGGTCGGGGGGTATCGATGAGTTCAGTTGCAAATTGGGCATATACCTCATGGGCCACACTGTGGCGGCTTGCCGGGAAGGATAAATACGGTAAGCCCGAATTTTCGGAACCGGTTCATTTCCTGTGTGGCTATGGTAGCGAGCTTAAGGGCGGAAAGATTGATATCGGCTCTGAAATCACTATCAAACTGGTGTTCTGGACTGAGTACGCTGATGCGAAGAAAGGTGATTTTATCGCTATCGGAAGGCACTCAGGGGATCCGGTATCTGCTGGTGCTGACGAAATCAAATTCATCAAACGCGATGAGGATGTATTCGAGCACATAGCGGATGACTACACCCTGATAACGGCGGTGTGATATGGCGGCGAAGATTAAAGGTATCAAGCAGGTAAGCGATAACATCAACGCGCTTATCGGTGACATTCAGGGTAAAAAAGCTGTAAGAGCTATTCAGGCCGGGATGTTGATTGGTGGTGCTCAGGCGGCAATATACACCCCCATCGACACATCAACGCTGATTAACTCTCAGTTCCGTGAAATGACTGTCAGCGGCACCAGGTTAACGGGGAAGGTTGGGTACTCTGCAAAATACGCCATGTATGTTCATAGCGCATCAGGGAAACTGAAAGGCCAGCCACGCGCTGATTTCGGTGTTACCAGGGCAGGGGTTGCCTTTGGCGGCGGTACAGGAACCGGAAAATACTGGGACCCTAACGCCAAGCCAGGATTCCTGAAAGCAGGCTTTGAAGAGTCCCGTCAGCAGATTGAGGCGGCAATGGAGCGGGAAATGAAGATATGATACACGAAGCGTTTGAGCGTTATCTGAACCGCGTCGGCCTGCTGGATGATTTCACCGTTCAGTACCTGACATGGACGGAAGAGCCGGAGTCACGCACACAGCAATATGCTGTTATTCAGCCTGACGGCGGCAGCGGCAGGTTTTCTGACCTTGGCGCAGACGACAATGTAATGCTGATTCTGGTGTCCGCACAGAATGATCCGGAGCCGGTGTTAACCAGGGCGAAAGACATTCTCCGTTTCGTATCCGAGTTTCCGGACGATTGCGAACTCAACTCAGTTTACAACCTTGGCGGCATGCCTAAGCCGGTACCGACAGAAGAAGGCCGGTTCATCATGCAATTGGCTTTCCGCTGCACATCCTGAACAAACACACTTCAAACAGGTCGCTTATGCGGCCTTTTTTATTTGCAAATAAAGAGGTTACAACATGGCACAATGCCCTGATGATAAAGGCCTGGTGATGGGTAATGCGGGAATTCTCCGCATCGCGCCCGGTTGCCCGGGTACGGTTCCTGAACAGTCAGCGTTTCTGCGTCTCGGCGCACTGACCAGTAAAGGGCTGGATTACGGTACTGAAACGGTTACTTCCAAAGCAGACGACACAAAAGGGTTGACCGAGGCCATTGTGACCGGTCTGGATTTAACCATTAAGTTTGATGGTGAGCTGAAGCGCAAAGGTGCTGATGGCTCCACGTCTGCTTTTGATATTGCCAAAGAAATCCTTGCTGAAGTCAAGGCCAGTCGTCAGCCGTCATATTGGGTGCAGCTCGACATGAAAGGCGATGGTAGTGATGTGATTCAGGGGTATATGAACTTCACATCATGGTCGATGGAGTTCCCGACCAAAGAGATCGCCACGTATTCCGGTGAGCTGAAAGTCGCAGACGCTGACAGCTTTGAGTGGTTGCAGGAAGAAATCGTGGTGCAGAGCATCACCGCCAACCCTGCGACACTGACAGTGAAGGCTGGTGAAACTGCCTCGTTCACTGTCGGATTTACTCCGGTTGATGCGACAAACAAAAATTACGAAGTGGTCAGCGATAAGCCTAACTTCGCTACCGTCAGTAAGTTATTGAATGTTGTCACTGTAACCGGTGTCGTCGCCGCCGCCGGTACCGCGAATATTACAGTCACATCGGAAGATGGCAGTAAGACGGCGAAATGCGTCGTTACAGTCACTGCGGCCTAAATATTACAAAGGGTATCTCCGGGTGCCCTTGATAATGTTCAGGAGGATATATGACACCGCGTTTAGAATACGGCGAGATGGTGATATCCACTGCCGAAAATGATTACCTGTTCCGCCCGTCGCTGGATGCCATGACGCGAATCGGTGAGCCTAAAGAGATTGTGAGTGCGTTTACGCGATTAAATGGCGCAGAGGTACAACAAATTATAGCGTCTGCTGTAGACGCTTACGGAGTGGTTCCTGAATGGCTGATTGCACTGTTAAATAAACCGGTTTACGGGCGCAGCATTTTATCGACAGCAATGGACGTGATGCAGGCATGTTGTAACGATGACTGTTCTGAGGTTATCGGTGAATGGCGGGTTGGCAAATCCGGCATGGTGTACCGGCGCGGCGCTATGCATTATCGCGATATCATCCTGCTGGCGCGCGAGCTAATGACCCACGGCATTATCGGTAAAGCTAAGGTGCGCAAACTCCAGCGCAACGAAGGTAAAGACGAATACTCCGACGAGTTCCGCGCCGTCGATTACATCAGTGCCGCTCGTGTGCATTTCAACATCACCCGTAGCGAAGCGGAACAACTCACAATGACCGAGTTCGTGATGATGCTGAAAGCGAAATATCCGGATGAGAAAGGCTTCACGAAAGATGAGTATGAGGCTATCACCAAGGCCGATGATGCCAGAAACGATGACCTGATTAAGGGCAAGCGCCGGTTGGTGAGCAGGAAGAAGGCGTGACTAAGCCCCGCCAAGGGACTATCGTCTAGTACATTCGGTTAAAGTCATCGTCGTTTCTGTCGAGAAAGCAGTCTGTGCGTTCAGATTGGTTTTTTATCCGGTTGCATTTTCTGGAGACATTAGCGCTCTTATCATGCATGGCTCTGACTTCTGCCTTTTCTGCCGGAGTTAATTCCCAATAATTTTTCCCCTGGCATCCTGTGAGAAGCAAGGGTGTCAGTAGTAATAGAGTGTATTTCATGTTCCTGCTTTGCTTAAAGTATTCGAGTGGTGGATTTTAATCTAAAAAAAGAAATTTACATAATGAATAAGTAAGGCCATCCTTGGCCTGTAGATTGCGCGTTCATCGTGGAAAGCCCCGGAAGGGGCTTATTTGTTTTTAAGTAGTTGCTCAAGCATAGACTCGATTTTGTCTAACCTGCTCTCTACGCCGCCGGGGCTGCCATATGATTTATTCTTACTGCTTGCGGGGGCATGGTCTGAATCTCTCATTGTTCCTATCATTTGTTGGCAATGAATAGCAACACCCAGAACTCTTATCTCATCAGAGGCTTCAAACATAGGGTAATCCGGATTTAAAGATGATAAGTACGTCTTGCCTTGGTCAAAAATTACCTGTTTGAAGGATACAAAATCGTCAAGGCGGAATAAGATAAAATCACCCGAATTTACTGGCTTATGTGGTTCAAATGTTACAATTGAGCCGCTAGGGAATGAGGGGCTGCCAGCGCAGCTCATGGAGTCGCCTAGTATCCTAACTGCAAATGCATATTCTGATGCATCTTGTGGTGATACTACAAAACTGGATACGCGTGAGGTGGCATTTTCTTTTTCTGGTTCAAACTGAGCAAAGTATGGGTCTTCTATATGGAAAAGTGGGATCTCTCTCAGTACAACTGTTTTTGTTACCAGACTTAGGTCTGGAGATTGCCCTTTACCAGATGATAGCCATTCTGATGATGTCCCCAATGAAGCAGCTAAATTAGCGAGAACTTTCTCTCTTGGTTTTGACTCACCACCTTCATACGCAGCTATTTGCCTCCGGACTACACCAACTTTTCTAGCCAAGTCATCTTGCGTCATGTTTAACGCCATTCTAGCCATGGCAACGCGAGAGGGGAAATTGTTATCAAATATCATTTGTGAACCTCTAAAATTCATCTTGACACAATGGTGACTCCTGATGATAATGAGTATACACGATGAGGTTATGAGATAACAAACAGCAAAGGTGTAATTATGGAAAAGAAAAATAGAATTGCCCCGTATCCATTCCGCATGCAACCAGATATGCGGAAATGGATTGATGAAGTTGCCAGTGAAAAACGGAGATCTACCCAGGTGCAGCTTGAGTATATTTTGGAGATAGTGAGGGAGATGGCTAAAAATGGCGAGTTTCAGATGCCCTAAAAACAAAACCCCAATGGCGGCAACCATCGGGGCTTCGGATATGAATGTGTTAACCAACAACCAGAAGGTAATCACAATGAATACATTAGCAGTTACGAACCAGAATGTCACTATGTCAAGCCGTGAGATCGCCAAACTCACCGGAAAGCAAGTTAAGCATATTCACGCTGATATCTGGAATATGTTAGACCAGTTGTACGATATTAAAAAAGATGGTCATGATTTCGACCATTATAAAAATCAGCAGGTTACGTTATCTAATGGTGCTCTTGCTACTATTGATGCTCGCGGTTATATCTCTGAATTTAACCTCGACCGCTACCACTCAGAGGTTCTCGTTACTGGTTACGACTTAAAGCGCCGGGCGGCTGTAATTAAACGTTGGTATGACCTCGAAACCGGACAGGCAAAACCAGCAATCGACCCAATGACCGCCCTAAATGATCCGTCATTCCTGCGTAGCACTTTGCTGACCTACACCGAGAAAGTTATTGAGCTTGAATCCCAGGTTGAAGAAATGAAGCCTGACGTCGAAGCCTTGACTCGTATTGCCAAATCCCAAGGCTCTATGTGCGTGACCGATGCCGCCAAGCAGTTACAGGTTAAGCCGAAGTCTCTTTTTGACATCATGAGCCAGTGCAAATGGATTTACCGCCGCCTTGGTACTCCGTGGATTGGTTATCAGGATAAAATCCAGCAAGGGCTCATTGAGCACAAAGTAACGGTGATCACCAAACCGGATGGTGAGGATAAATCTATCCCGCAGGTTCGTGTCACTCCGAAAGGACTTTCTAAACTGGCAAAACTGTTAACTCAGGGGGCGGCGGCATGAGCGGGTCAATTTCAACAATCAACGTGCCTTTCCACGGTGACAATTTGTACTTGGTGAGTTATGAAGGCCAGCCATTTGTTGCAATGCGTCCATTCATTGAGGGGATGGGGTTAGATTGGGCGTCTCAATATACAAAGATAAAACAACGATTTAAGACCTGCGTTGTGAATATCACAATGCAGCTTCCGTGTGATAATCAGCGCCGTAGCGTGGTCTGCTTAGCACTTAAAAAGCTGACAGGTTGGCTTCATACGATCAATATCAACAAGGTCAGGCCAGAGATACGAGATAAGGTAGCCGCTTACCAAGATAGAAGCGATGATGTTCTGTATGAGTACTGGACTACCGGCGAGGTGAAGAAAAAACAAAACTTCCGCCAGTCCACGGCGAAAGAACTTATCCCGTTACGGCAGACAGCCGAGCGCCTTATTGCTCACGGTGTTGGCAATATCTACCCGGACATCTGGAAGCACGTTCACGCTGAGTTCGGTGTGCAGCACATTAACGAATTGCTGCCGGAACAAATCCCGCTGGCTATCTCATATCTGGATGCGCTGGAAGGTCAGTTTATCCCGAAGGAAGATCCGAGAGAAAATACTAATCAACGAGTAAACAGGGATATTGACGTTCATAATGTAAATGCACTGGCGAAGCATTACGAAGTGATTTACACCGCATGGAAGTTTGAATTATATCCCGCACTGCGGAATATTGATTCTCCCATTGCTGGACGACTGTATGACAGGTTTAAAGATGGTTATGTGTTCCTGCGTTATTTGCAGGAAAGCATTAACGGTAAGTATCCTACATTAATCAATTAATCTCATTGGCCACGGACGGCCTTGTAATTCAGATCACACGCCGCCTCTTAACTGAGGCTTTTTGCTTTCATTTGCGTCACCAGATGATTAACATGAGGGAAACTAATTATTGAGGGTGGGGATGTGAAGAAGGTATTGATTGCACTAATTATTTCATTAGTGTCATTTGGTTCTCTTGCGAGAGATCTGACACCGGCTGAAGTTACAGCTGTAGAAAGAGCAGTAAGAGAAGAAATGAAGGACCCAGATGCGGCGAAATTTTATCATGGGGATTTTCCTAAAACAGAAACTAACAGCCTTTATTGTGGGATGGTGAACGGCAAAAACTCCTATGGAGCATACACTGGGAAAAAGTTATTTTCTGCTTTCATTATTGAGAAAGATGATGGCGGAGTTGGAGCGTTATCGATGGATAGAAATATGGCGAGTGGTGAGCCGTTATCTCAAGATGTGATCGCCGCTTCATGTGCAGGTGCTGGATATCCAACTAAAGTAAACAAAATTTTTGTCGGGAAAGTTAACGAGGCAAGAAGTAAAAATGGGCTTCCGGCGCTAACGAAAGCACAAATAGAGTAGTTTTTACATTGTTATTAATAGAACCCTGCCAACCGGCGGGGTTTTTCATTTTAAGGAGCCGGTAAATGGCACAAGTAGGCGAAATCGTATATCAGGTGCAGATGGATGTTGCTCAGTTGCTGACATCACAGCGCCAACTGGATCAGCGGCTGCGGAATATGGAGGGCGGATTTAACCGCACAACGACCGCCGTCAATGGCACTGAGCGATCAATGTCCTCACTGTCGCGGGTTGCTGCGTCACTGACTGCGTATTTATCTGCTTCTGCTGTTGCCAGCTACGCCGAAGCCTGGACGGTTCTCAACAACAAACTCGTCAACTCCATAAAGGCCGGAGAGACGCTGGCGGTAGTGAATCAGCGTGTGTTTGATATCGCACAGAACAGCCGTTCAAGCCTTGATGGTATCGCAACACTGTATTCACGACTGGAAAGAGCAATGCGCAGCGCCGGACTCAGCGGCGAAGAGTTGGGGCAAGTAACCACCACCATTTCCAAAGCAATGACCGTTTCTGGTGCCACGGCGGCAGAATCCGAAGGTGCGCTTGTCCAGTTATCACAGGCATTAGCATCGGGAGTGCTGCGCGGACAGGAATTTAACTCAATGAGTGAGCAGGCACCGGCACTGATGAAAGGGCTTGCTGATTCTCTCGGGGTGAGTATCGGCGAACTCCGCAAGATGGCAGGAGAAGGTAAGCTAACAACCGATGTGTTATTAAAAGCATTCCGTGAAATGGGGCCAACGATTGAGAGGGAGTTTGCGAATACAACACAGACAATGTCGCAGTCTCTTCAGATCGCCAGCAACAATATTACTAAATTCTTTGGCGAAAACACCACTGTTAAAACATTCACGAGAATATTCAACGATTCGGTTGTGACTATAAGTGAAAACCTTGATTACCTGACAAATATTCTGGTTATTGCTGCCGGAGTTATTGGCTCAAGGTACGCCGGTGCACTGGCGCTGGCTGGTGCTGCGCAAGTTAAAAAAGCTCGTGACACAATGGCTGGTGCAGCCGCATCAAGACAGGCGGCAGTGGCTGAACGTGATGCGGCAACTGTGCTTGTGAGAAAAACAGTGGCAGACAGAGACGCGGCAATGTCAGCGCTAAATCTTGCCAGGGCAGAATATCAGGTCGCCAGAGGGTCGGCGGCAGAGGCCACCGCGCTGGCTAACGTTACAAGATTGAAAACAGCGTACAGCAATGCAGCCATCATTGCAGCACAGGCTAACAATACACTGAGTGCATCTCAGGCCAGGGTGGCCGCTACTGGTTTGACAATGGCTAATGCACTGAAAGCCATGAACTGGTTGCTTGCGCCGATAGGTGGGCCGGCAGGTGCCGCCATGTTGGCCGGTGCTGCGGTTTATTATTTTTTCCAGAAAACGGAAGAGGCAAGACAGGAGGCATCAAAGTTTGCTGATGAGCTTGAGGGGCTGACGGAAAAAATGCAGAGCATGAACCGCGTCCAGCTTGAGGGAATGATAGCGAAAGCCACTCAGCATATGTCTACTCAAAAAGATGAAATTAAAGAACTTGGCAGCGAAATAGACAGCCTGAATGAGAGGTACAAAAAGGCAGGTGAAAGGAACTACAGCCTTGCCGGGGCGGAAAGTGACAGAGCCAAAATACTCAATGAAATAAAGATAAAGCAGGCTGAATTAGATACAAAAACAACTGAGTATTCGCGTACATTAAACTCAACAGGACTGATGCAGGCGAAGCTCAACGGTGAATTACTGCAAGGCGCTGATCTCCTCAAGGCTCAATCCGGCTCTGTGTTGCCGAATGCCAGTGCGGCTCTTAAAGCGTACGGGTTAAACCTTGAAGACGCCACAAGGGCAAAGCAGAGATTTAACGCAACATCATTGACTGTTGAGCGCAGTCAGGATGGCGATAAGTTACTGGAAAATCTTCGCAAGCAAAATGAGCTCCTGGCAATAACAGATGATCGTCAGAGGGCTATCGCCACCGCAAAGCAGAAAGCTGAAGAAGCAGGAGTTAAGGCTGACTCGACTCAAATGCAGCAAATAGAGGATGAAGCAGCCAGAAATTATGATCTTGCCTATGCCAAAAAGGAAACTGTTCGTACATCGAAAGCAGCAGCCAGCGCAGCAGCAAAAGAAGCCACAGAAGCCGAAAAGCTCAAACAGAAGATAACTGACCTGGCTAATGCGACGAAGGTTGCAGAGTTGGAAACTAAAGGGCTTTCCCGTGAGGCAGCAATTCTTGAAGCAGTACAGAAGCTTGGTTCAAAAGCTAATTCTGCTCAGATCGCCGAAGTTACAGCACTGGCCGGTAAAGAGTACGACCTTACGCAGAAAATCAAAGACCGCAAAGAGGCATTTGAGCAGAACCCGCAGGCAAAAGCCGATCAGGATATGAAACTGGCTCAGGAGCAACTTGAGCGACAACTGAAAGGTGACCTCATCACTGAGGAGCAGTATCAAAAACGCAGCATTGAGCTAAAAGCGGAACACGCCAGAAAAACAGCGGAAATAAATGCGAAATCAACTGTCTCCCCCGTTCAGGAAATGGCGGCACAGGTTGATCCGGTTCAGGCGCTGGCAAATGAGCATGCTCAGAAACTGGCACTGATTAAGGATTTTGAGAATCAGAAAGTTATTACGGCGCAACAAAGCCTTGAATTAATGAATGCTGCAAATACTGAGTATGAGGATGCAAGGCTTAATGCTCAGTGGGAAATCTGGCGTAATCAGAGTCAGGCCAATCAATTCCTGGCTGATGGGCTGGATGCACTAGGCCAACGCTCATCCAACGTACTGACAGGGCTTGTTACCGGCACACAGAACCTTAATGATGCATTTCGTAATGTAGCGTCAACCATTATTGATGAGGCTGTTGGGGCGCTCGTTCAGATGGGGATGCAGCAGATTAAAAATATGGTTACTGAGAACGCCATGCGTAAGGCATCAAGTGCTCAGGCTATAGCTGACGCCACGGTAACAGGCTCTGCAATAAATTCCGCAATGGCACCCGCTGCCGCAACAACCAGCATTGCAACAATGGGGTCAGCAGCTACATGGGGGATGATGGCCATGTCATCCGCCATTCCGGCAATGATAGCTATCGCCGGTGCCCGTTACAACGGCGGCCCCGTTGACGCCAACAAAATGTACCGCGTTGGTGAGAATGGCCAGCCTGAAATATTCAAGGCATCGAACGGGCATCAGTACATGATACCAGGTGACAGCGGAAAAGTTATCAGTAACCGGCAGATGGGTGGTGGAGGCGGTATCAGTATGGGGGATATGCATTTCAATTTTCAGGTTCAGGCTCCCAATGGCATAACACAGAAGGAAGTAACAATGATAACCGGGATGGTTAAAGGTACTGTTTATGACATCCTGATGACAGAGATCAGGAGCGGTGCAATACAAGGTAATCAGCGCTATTAACAGCCACCAGTATGGTGGCTTTTTTAATGGAACAGATAAATGGAAGAGTTTAAATGGCGTCCTGAAGATGCCTACCAAATTAATAATGAACCGAAGGTCAGGGTCGCGAAATTCGGCAATGGCTACGAGCAGAGAGCCAAAGACGGAATCAATAATCACCTTAAAACATATAACCTGGCATTCATAAAACCGGTTTCAGCCGGGCGTGAAATAGATAACTTTCTCAGTAAGCACGGTGCCGTCGAATCATTCCTGTGGCTGACAGGGGATGACAGAACCCTGCGGACATTTGTGTGCCGTAACTGGCAGGTAACCAGAAAGCAGGCTGTCTGGCAGATTGATTGTGTGTTTGAGGAGGTGGTTGCGTGAGAGATATCCCATCAGATATGCGGATTGCGGTTACTCAGATTGAACAATCAGCAATGCTTAATTTGTATGAAGTGGATTTAAGTCGCTTCGGCGGGAATATATACCGTTTCCATGACGGAATGAACGGCTTGTTGAAACCGGTTATTTGGCAGGGTAATCGATATGACCCGTATCCGGTTCAGGTAACTGGTTTCAGCGTGACAGCGCAGGGGGCATCAGCAAGGCCGAAAATGACATTCGCCAATATTGACGGGTTGCTGACTGCAATCAATAACGATTATGACGATGCGCTGGGGGCAATCGTTATCAGACGGCAGGTTATGGAGCAATATCTTGATGCAGTAAATTTTCCGGATGGAAACAATCAGGCAGATCCGTCCCGGGAGGCTGTACAGAAATTTGTCATTGAGCAACGTGAAAATTCTGACTCAGATTTCGTTACATATGTACTTGCGCTGCCGACAGAAACCGATAACGCGCAGATACCCGCCAGGGTTATTCAGGCTGATATCTGCCCGTGGCGGTATCGTGGACAGGATTGCGGGTATGACGGCCCTCCGGTTGCAGATGAAAAAGATCAGCCAACCAATGACCCGACAAAAGATCAATGCTCTCATAAGTACCGTGGCTGCAAACTTCGCCACTCATCAGTATTGCCGTTTGGCGGGTTTCTCGGTTCCAACAAACTAGGTTAATCCATGATTGAAGGTGACATTATCGCACACGCAAAAGCGGAAGGCGTGAAGGAGTCGTGCGGATTGGTTTCAGGAGGGATTTATTTCCCGTGTACCAATATTCACCCTGACCCGGAAAATTATTTTGAAATCAGCACGGAGGAATGGCTGAGGGCGGAGAGTCATGCAGAAGTGCAAGTTGTCGTGCACAGCCACCCTGGCGGACTGCCATTCTTAAGTGCCGGCGACAGAGGCATGCAGGTTAAAACCGGACTGCGTGGTGGCTGGTTTGTGATGACCGGTTGCTTAAATTTAATCCGGTTCCGCGCCTGCTGGGGCGCGAGTTTAATCACGGCGTTCAGGATTGCTACAGCATTATCCGGGATGCTTACCATTTGTGCGGTATCGGTCTTGATGACTTTGATCGGCGAGATAACTGGTGGTACACCGGTGACAATTTGTATCTGGATAACATCAGCAGGCAAGGTTTTCACCAGGTTGATGAGATACAGGAGGGGGACGTTATTCTTATCTGCCTGGGTACATCAAAACCTTGTCATGCAGCGCTATATATCGGTAATCAGGAGATTCTTCACCACCGCCCTGACCGTTTGAGCAAGCGAGATATTTACGGTGGTTACTGGTTTAAATTCACACACAGCATATGGAGACACAAACAGTGGTCAGACTACAGTTTGCAGGCTATTTACGCCGATATGGACGTCGGTTTGAATTAGAGGTCAGCAGTGCAGGTGAGGCATTAAGATGCCTGTGTTATCAGATTGACGGATTAAAACGGGAAATAAACAGTGGTCAGTTCAGGGTGCGCGTTGCCGGTCGTGATATGACAGAGAGCAGCATCGCGACCGGATTAAATACACCGCTCAATGAAGGTGATGTTGTCACGATAGTACCGGTTATCGGTGGTGCAAAATCAGGCGGCTTCCTCGGAATTATCGGCGGAGCGGCGCTTATTGCCGGGTCATTCTTTATTCCCGGTGGTTTTCTGGCGACGATGACATCGACAGCTATGTTTGCTGCCGGTGTCGGGATAGCGGCAGCAGGGGTGGCGACCATGCTTACCAGAACACCGGGGGCACCTAACTTCAGCGAAAGTAATTCTGAAAGTAACCAGTATTTCAGTTCTCTCTCTAACAGAATAGGTCAGGGATACCCTGTCCCGCTTTGCTATGGAGAAATGGTTGTTGGTTCAAATGTTATTTCACAGGGGTTGGAGACAGAATAAATGGGCAAAGGCGGCGGCGGTGGAAGCACACCAAGACTGGTTGATGACAATCTGAAAAATAAGCAATTCCTGAATGTTATTGATTTGGTGTCAGAGGGTCCTGTTGAAGGGCCGGTTGGCGGAATGCAGGGATTCATGTTGAACGGAACGCCGGTAGTCGATAAACAGGGTAATCCGAATATTCGCGGGGTTGAGGTTCAGTGGAAATCTGGCACGCAGTCTCAGTCCCCGCTTGATGGCTTCCCGTTTGTAGAAAAAGAAATACCTGTGAACGTGGAAGTGAAAAAAGAAACACCGATACTGCGTGCGGTATCTGATCAGGAGGTTGACCGCATCCGCTTTACGTTGGGTGTTTCTGCGCTGGTGAAACAGGATGATAAAGGTAATCAGGAAAATACTTCTGTTCAGATGCTCGTCGAAATTAATGCTGGCAGCGGATGGGTGACAGAAAAAACAATCACAATAGGTCCCGGGAAAATAAGTGGTCAGTACCTTGAATCGCATATTATTAATGCGCCAAAACAAAAGCCGTTTCAGATAAGAGTATCCCGCCTCACTGAGGATAGTAAAAGTGACCTTCTCAAAAATGGGACGGTGTGGGCCAGCTATACAGAAATCACAGATGCTAAATTCTCATACCCAAACTCCGCTGTGGTTGGTATGCGCATTGATAAATCTCAGTACGGCGATACTCCTAACCGTACATATCATATCAAAGGACTGATTGTTCAGGTTCCGGATAATTATGACCCGGAAACACGCAGCTATAACGGTATATGGACGGGGAGGTTTAAGCCTGCATGGACAGACAATCCCGCATGGATTTTTTACGATCTGGTGACCAATGGGCGCTACGGGATTGGCTCCATGATGGGGAGCTTTGGTTGTGACCGGTTTGCTTTATATGCGATAGCCAGGTATTGCGATGAAATGGTTTCAGATGGATTCGGTGGCAAAGAGCCGCGATTCACTTTCAATGCCTATATTACCTCACAGCGAAAAGCGAAAGATGTTATTGATGATTTAGCATCTGTATTTCGCGGTATGCCTTTATGGGACGGGTTGCAGTTAACCTGTTTTCAGGACAGAGCAGCAGATCCTGAATGGACATACACAAATTCAAATGTTATCGACGGAAAATTCAGCTATACATCAACAGCTAAAAGTGCAAGACACAACGCAATAGAGGTTTCATGGATTAATCCGGATAACGGCTGGCAGGAAGAGAGAGAATTCATACAGGATGACGGGCTTATCATCAGACTTGGCGGGCTTAATGTTAAGAAAGTAACAGCTTTCGGTTGTACCAGCCGGGGGCAGGCCCATCGTGTCGGTAAATGGATTCTGGAAACAGAAAAGCTTGAGACTGAAAGTGTAACATTCTCAACTTTCAGGGAGGGTATTAACTGTCTTCCGGGTGACATCATTGAAGTGGCTGATGATTCATTTGCGGGTTCAAAAGTCGGTGGTCGGGTTTTAGATGTTGTTGGCAGCAGAGTAAAAACAGATGCACCTATAAAATGGTCTTCTGGTGATAAGGGATATTTTGCCTACCTTGGCGGCAGCGGGAAGTTCATCAGAACAGAAATATCATCAGTAGATGGCGACATTGTTATCCTGAAGAGCGAACCAGCCGGACTGCAAAAATTCGGTGTGTTTTCTGTATCGAAAAACACGCTGATTACACGAATGTTCCGGGTTCTGACTATTACTGAAGATAAAGACGGTAACTATCAGTTTAACTGCATTCTTCACGAACCACAAAAAGAGCGCATTGTTGACGATGGCGTCGATTTCACCGGCAATCCATCGACACAAAATACGGTCAGGATTCCTGACATTGAGCGACTTTCAGTAGCCTATATCAATGACAGCTCTCAGGTGCAGGCGAGAGCTATGTGGGCCACAACAACAGTTAACCGAAATATTACTTACGTTGTCTCTGTTTATAAAAATGACAAGGTTGTCCTTACCGGCGAAACGTCTGATCTTGAATATTATTTCAACGGATTGGCCGCTGGGGAATATCTGGTTGGTGTACGCGGCAAAGATAAAAATGGAATGCTGGGAAGCGAGTCGAAAGTGCTGATGGTTATTGGTGCGCCAGCGGCCCCTTCGTTTATCAGGGTTGAATCAGGCTTCTTTGAAGTGAAATTGATACCACATATCAGTGCCCCGCACACACTGAATACCGAGTTTGAATTTTGGTTTTCCGGTGAGCAGAGAATCACCAACATTAACAACATTGAACAGGAGGCTGAATTCCTTGGCAGAGCAAAAGTATGGTCAAAGGGGCAGTTAAAACCGGGGCATGATTACTGGTTTTATGTTCGCAGTATTAATGAATACGGGAAATCGTATTTTGTGGAGGAAAAAGGACAGGCCAATAATAACACGCAGGAAATTCTGGATGTTGTACAAAAAGAGCTCGAAGACTCAGCTATCATCAAAGATCTGCAGTCGCAGGCGGATGACAACTTCGAAGCCATCATCAATAACGCCAATAACGCTTACGGGCAGTGGAATTACTGGCAGCGTGAAAACGGTTCGATGAAAGCCGAAATTATCGAAGTCCGCAACTACACGGTCACGGAAACAACGGCACTTGCAGAGAAACTGGATGCGGTACAGGTTAAAGCTGAAGACGGTCTGGCGCTGGCGCAGAACTCCATCCGTGCGCAGTGGGACATGGCTGCCGGTGAAGCATCGGTGGTTCACGATATGAAAGTCCGCATTCATTACAACGGTGAGGACTATTCCGCCGGCATGGTAATCGGGGCCGAACTGAAAGGCGGGGAGGTGAACACGCTGATCGGGTTTAATGCGCAGCAGTTTGCATTTTATAACCCGGTGAATAAATCGATGGATTTGTTCATGTACATGAAGGGCGGACAGGTGTTTATCCGGGAGGCTTTTCTGGATGAGGCGTGGATAAAGAGCCTGCTGGTGATAGATAAGCTTCAGTCTGAAAACTATGACGCCGGTAAAAAGGGATTCCTGATTGATGCCAAAACTGGGAAAGCGGAACTTAACGATACCATTATTCGCGGAACGCTGTATGCCACAGATGGTGAATTCGCCGGGACCGTCTACGCACAACGGATAATCGGTGACGTTGTTACGGCCGGTATTTATCCTGCCGCGAGCGCAGGGAGTATATACGGTGACGGCGGAGACTGGACGACAGTTAAATCGACATTGACGTATGTCGGCGGTATGCCTTACGCCATAGCACTGGTTTTACCAACTATTATTGTTGGCGTAGAGCAGTATCAGGGATACCCCCTGGGAAGATTGCAGGGGACCGAGGTAAACATACGTATTGACGGCGTTGCGCAGTCAGTCGCCGGGTTTGGTGATGTCCGCTCAGCGGTTATTTTCATTTCTGCGGGAAGGCGTGATGTGAAAATAGAGGTTGAGTACCGTGTCAGACATACCGGTTCTGTCGGCGTTCGCCTGGCTTATGGCGTTGTTCTTGCCTGTAAGTACAATTCAGCATCATTCAAATGATAACCGCTACGGCGGTTTTTTTATGTCCGAAATTCGAGGAAAACCCATGATTTACACCGACGGCACCATAGCCATTAATGCCGGCTCACCGATTGTGACCGGCACCGGTACGCAGTGGAAAAAGAACATTCACGGTGTGGCTCCTGGCCAGCTTATCAGCATCGAGAACGGTACTGCACCTGTCAGCATGATGATCCGCGCGGTAAACAGTGATACCGAACTGGTATTGTCATTCAATGCTCCGGTAACGCTCAGCGGCGCGAAATACTCCATCGCCACCACGGTACCGGACACCATTTCAGATGCAGCCCGCACCATGTCAGCCAATCAGGGCTATATCGTTTACTTTCTCCAGGCAATGCAGCAGTGGATGACAGACACCGGACAGGTGGAGATTGAGCTGCCGAACGGCCAGAAGGTGACGCTGGATAGCATCAAGGCACTGAATGATGCTTTAAGCAATCTGTCTCAAAGAGTTGATGATATAAAGATACCCGAAGTGAAAGACGCATCGATAAATCAGAAAGGGATTGTGCAACTGACTGAGAAAATTGGTGACTCTGAGACCTTGGTACCACATCAGAAGGCTGTGAGAGATGGTATCAATGCATTAAATTCAAGTATCGGTAAGGGATTATCCATCAATGATAATGGATATACTGAGATTTACCCATCAGACAAAAATAAAGCAGGGCTTTGGCAAAGAATAAATACATCTGTGTTTGAGGTGCTCAGTGGTAGTACCGGAAAATTTTCCGTTGCGAATGACTCCGTAAAGATAGGCGGAACAATCGATGTTAAAAACAATACCCCCGGCAATGATCAGTCAAGGGTTGAAATAACATCACCAGATGGCAGATTTAGCATCGGTATGTGGGTGTATAACGATGGACGTACATTAGTTTCGTGCCGAAATACATCAGGGTGGTCTAACGTCAGTTTTGCAAATGTCGGAAGTGGCAGCGCCGCAGTAATCGGCGGGAATATTTATGTTGATGGCAGTGGTTACCTGAAAAAATCCTCCCCGATAATTCTTGTATATCCTGGCGGCACGTTTGATACCAATGACGAATCCGAAGGTGCTGAAGTCAGCCGCACAGCTACCGGCCAGTATCACATCACCGGCATCCTTGGTTATAACTCAGATGGTGCCTGGGGCGTAAACGGCGGTATCTCGGTACCGAAAGACAATAACGGCCTTGAGCTGGTTTATGTTGCTGATCGCGTCATGGAAGACGGCAGTATTATCATCGAAACCTGTCACCGTCAGCATGCGCATTTACCGGAACGCTTCCAGAACTGGCGGTTGAAAGAAGTCACCCCGGAAGGTGAGCGTATTTTCTATCAGGACGGTGAACCGTGTGATCTGCCGGAATCCACCCGCCTCGATGTGCGTGTCGAAATGCCGCAGGGCTCAGTGTGGAATGTGAAGCAGCGTGAACTGGCTGAACAGATGGAGCGTGAGCAGGCAGAACGTGAAGCGCAGGAAAATAATTAGTTCTTCTCATACTCGAACCCGCGCGGAAACCTTTTCCCGATCTCCCTGTAGTGCTCCAGCCTCTCTCTGAAGTACTGGCGTAAATGCTCGGGCTGCTGGTTTTCTGTTTCGTACAGATCATACGGCAGTCCGAGTCTTTCTTTGTACGCGATACCGGATGCGGCTAAATCGGCATTAATTTTGTCTTTTTCGTTTTGTGGCAGGTTGGCGATATTGTGCAT